TATCTATCCTGATATTTATTATATACATATAAAAACTTATCCCAGAAATAACTTTGGATAATATCCTGACTAACATTAAATCTTCTTGAATCTATGCTTCTGGAAAGATTCCTAACAAGTGGTTTACATAATCGATACAACTTTTCAAATTGTTCCCTATTATAATTAGTAAACTCTTTAATCCTGTGAATCTCAGAACCATTAGTGTTTTTAGTTGACATGAGTATTTTGTTTTTGGGTTTATGCAAATATAAAAATTATTTTAACTCGGTAGAAGAAGTGAAAGATTCTTTTTCACAGTAAGGTTTAGATTGATATTAATATAAAGTGCTAACAAGTACTCTTATATGATTGTAACTGTTACAAACTCAATAATATATGGCAGCTGTTAAAAAATCAAACCAATTAAAATCCCAGGAGAAATTTACATTTTCTATAGACTTTCAACTAGAAGTTTTACGGTTTTTAATACAGAGTAAGGAATCCCTTTTAATAATAAATAAGATAAAACCAGGATATTTCACGCTTATTGAACACGCTCTAATTATGGAAGGGCTTAGGAAATTTTTCAAGAAATATCATAAAATACCAAGTCAACCATTACTCATTGAATCTTGTACTCAGTTATTAGAAAGTAAAGAATATATTGATCTCATTACCAGGGACGACGTCCCTGGTATAACCAAGTTAATAAAAACCTTATTTTCAAATCAACTTAAGGATCATGATGTAGTACAAGAAAATATACTTAAGTTTGCTGCTTATATAGAAATGAAGTCCTTAAATGAATCCATGGACTTTTCCAATTTTAATCTATATGAGGATTATCAAAACAAAGTATCTAACATTATACGTAATTCCTTGCCTCAAAAAGATGAAGAACCATTACTTATGGTCAATGGTACAGTGAGAAGGCAATTAATGCGTAAGATGAATCCCAATATTATTCCTACCCCTTATTGGCAACTAAATAATTTATCAAATGCTAATGGCTATCCACAAAACAGTATTTTTGTAATATTAGATAGACCAAAAGCAAAGAAAACTTTTGCTCTTATAAATATAGCTCGTGGATATCTTGCCATGAAAAAGAACGTATTATATATAGATACAGAAAATGGTAAGAATAATATCATGGAACGTATGATTCAATCCACCTTAAATAAAAGTAGAAAAGAAGTACTTTCTGGTGAGTTTGATAAGTTAGAGCAAAGACACATGAGAAAGTATAGGAAATTAGGGGTTGAATTTATAGTTGAAAGGGTTCCAGCTAAGGTAGCTGATGCTAATACAATTAAAAGTATAATATCTAAAATAGAAGCTAAATTAGGTATTAAGATACATGTATTAGTGGTTGACTATGCTGCAAAACTAGCTTCCATAGGAAGACATAAAGAAGATACAGAACGTATTGATAATGTATATATTGATTTAGATAATCTTGGTGCAGAGTTAGAATTAGATGCAATCTGGACTGCTCAACATATAACAAGAGAGGGAGCTAAACATAAGGCTACCATTTATGAAGATAATGATATAGCTTCATCCATCTCTATTGTAAGAAATGCTCAATGTATACTTGGGTTAAATTCTACTGATGAGGAGGAAGAACATAATATCCAACGGTTGGAGGTTGTGGTACAACGTGATGGTAAACCCCATGGGAGATGTTTATTTAATGTTGATGGTGATAGACAACGTTGGAAAGAGTTTACTAAAGAAGCTAGAAATACTTATGATGAAACTCAAGGGAAACAAGTTGATCAATTAATTAAAAAGAAAGAAAAGAGTAGAAACCCAGTAGCTGATGCTTCAAAAGTTAACAATAAGTCAGGAGATATTTAATGGCTAGATTAACTAAAGAGTTTAAAGGTAAACTCCATAGATATTTTCAAATCAAAGTAGGGGCAAGGGATTATCGCCATGGTTGGATGAAATCAAAATGCCCCTACTGTGGTAGAGAGGGTAAATTTGGAATTAACCTTTCATTGAATAGGTGTAATTGTTTTAGATGTGGGGAACACCCATCACCTATCAATCTAATCATGTATTTGGAAAATGTTGATACTTATAGAGAAGTAGTCAACTTATTAAACAATTCCAAGTATGAAGGTTATATATTTAAAGAGGAAAAACTAGAGATTAAAGAATCTAAACCCATGATTCTCCCTGATGGGTTTAAATCCATTCTCTTTGGAAAATCTTCTTTAGCAAAGGCAGCTAGAAATTATGTAAAGAAAAGAGGTTTCAATCTACAGAAAGTAGCAATGGCTGGATGGGGATATGGGACAAAAGGAAAGTATTTTGGATACCTAATAATTCCCTTTCATCAACATGGAGAATTGGTATATTTTAATGCCCGTTTATTTATTGGCAATGGTCCAAAATATAATAATCCAGACACTTCAGAATCTGGTTTGGGGAAATCCTTTATAATATATAATAAAGATGCTCTAGATATATATAAAACGGTCTTTATTTGTGAAGGGGCATTAAATGCTGAAACCATGGGAGAAAGGGGAATTGCTTCTGGTGGTAAAGCAATAAGCAGGTATCAAATAAATGAAATAATAAAATCCCCAGTAGAAAGAATCATAATTCTATTTGACCCCGATGCTAAGGATAGAGCTATAGACCTTGCATTAAAATTAGTTAACTTCAAGAAAGTCAAAGTTATATTTTTACCTGAGGGAACTGATTGTAATGATTTAGGTAGAAAAAGAACTCTATCCTATGTTTATAAAACACATTATCAGAATTATCAAGAACTTTTTAAACTCAAACTTAAATATTCAAAGTGATGTTTATCCTAAATGAAGAAATCAAGGAACAAGAGAGACAAGCTATAAGAGAACTCTATCCTAAATTCCCAGATACTCAGGTTATAGTTACTAAGGTTCCACTTAAACCATTTTACAAGGCTCATAGAATACAGTTTGTAGCTATGGCTCATGTAACCAAAATATTAGCTAAATATGGATACTTAGAAGTAAGTGGAGATAAAGTAGCTTTAAGATATAGAAGAACTAAAGATAGTATTTCATTACCAGATTTGGTAAAGATGGTGGATGAATTACACATGACTAAGTTTCCTTCTATGTCAATTCTATCACGAGTACCCAAGAATGAAAAAAAAACAATTATTGAGCCTGAAGAAGATAAACCAACAAAAGTTGATATACCAAAACAGGTTTTAGATTTACCAATAATTGGCAATTGTTATTTCTTTACAACCAATAACTTAGTTGGGTATGGTATATTAAAAACAGTAGAGGGTATTTTTGATGAAAATGGTAAAGTAAAGAGCTATAGATATGAACAAATATTTTATAGACCCTTCTTTTTCAAGCATAGAAACCCTTTTAAATATATACTTTCCTAAGATTAAGAATGTTCTTATATGTGGAGAAACTGGAACTGGTAAAGAACATATAGCAAGATATATTCATAGCATACAACATAAACCAGGTAATCTAATCCCAGTAGATTGTGGGTCATTAAATGATGATCTTATAGCTTCTGAATTTTATGGTCATATAAAGGGTGCTTTCACTGGAGCTCACCAAGATAAAGAAGGTTATTTTGAACAGGCTCATGGTGGTACTCTATTTCTTGATGAAGTAGAAAACCTTAGTTTAAGAGGACAGGTAACTTTATTAAGGGCTCTTCAGGAATTAACCTTTATGAAGGTTGGTGATTATCGGGTACAAAAGGTAGATTTTAATTTGGTTTGTACTACAAATGTAAAACTTTGGGATTTAATTGATGAGGGTAAATTCAGGAGTGATTTATATTATAGGATAGCTCATATGGAGTTTACTATCCCACCAGTAAGGGATTATCATAACATACCTGGTTTAATGGAGTTCCTTATAGATCAAATATGTGAAGAATATGACCTACATTTAAGAATTGATAGGAAAGATTTGGTGTTAGATACCATGAAAAAGCTTGATCCCTATAAAGGTAATATCAGAGAAATAAAATCCTATTTAACTAAAAAGCTAATCGAGTTAGAATCTACTCAAAGATCAACTCTAACTGGAATAGAGTTAATGAAATCTTTCAAACTATAATATATAAATATTATAATCATGAGAGAACCATCAATACATATTACATTTACTAAATTCAAGGAAATTTGGAATCAAGTAGATGGTAGGAAATTATCTAACAAAACTCTGTTAGAGATTTTTAAGATGGCCAGGGGATATTCTCTTGACCATCGTTCTGTGTTTACAAATAATAAGAAACAAGCTAAAAAAGTAACAAATAGAACTTCTGCATCAATATCAGATACAAATCTATTAGCAGATATTATTTATTCCTCTAGAATACAGTTAAAACATGTAGGGGTAACTAAGATAAAGCAAACAGATAGTCAGTGGATGCAATTAAAACAATTGGTACCTGTTGTCAATGAATTTTGTGAAAGATATAAACTAAAGAAGAGACAGGGTTATATAATTTTTGTTGATACTGCTTTAGGATTAATGGGAACTTCTAAAAGAGCTAACTATGCTTTTGCTGCAAGTTGGATGTTAAAACAAGTAGATTGGATAATAAATAAATATGAAGCTGAAACTGAATTACTTCTAGATAATCATCATCAAGAAACTAAATATGTACATGATTTATATTGTAGTACAGTTGCAGAGATGACTGGATTATCTAATAATTATGTAAGAGATTCCCTACAATATGTAAACTTTAAAAGAGCTAGAGAAAATGCAGATGAAAAAGGAGTTGATTATGAAACTTATATAGAGGCTCAATTTGAAGCTTTATCATTCTGTAATGGTGTTCCCAAGATAGAAGATTTATATGGGGATAAAGCAAATCAAAGATTATTAACCTATGTATCAAAATATAATATACCTCTAAAAACTCATAAAGTAGAGGAGGATATTTGGAGTAAATTTAAACAGTAAAATTATGAGTTGTAAACTTATTTGTGATAAATGTAATCAAGAAATAGACTTAGAAAAGGTATTTCTTGATGATACCAAATATGGTATGGTTGGTATATCGGATTCAATGATGATATATAGATATGTAATCTGTAACCATTGTTCAAAAATTAATTTATTATCGGAATTTCAGGCAGAATCACTATCTCCTGAGTATGATTTTATTGGTGGTAAATGGTTATCTGAAAAATAATTATGATTATGCAACACAAATTAAGAAAAGAAGATTTTGTTGAGTTAGTGGAAGAGTTCCTAATGGATAATGATCTTATGAATGAGTTTATTGATTATGCTAAGTATGTAAAGAATATAGAACCAGATCAAATACCTTTTGTCAATTATGGTAGAACTGATAATTAAAAATAGTAATATCTGTGAAGCTAAAGGACCACTGAGGGTATTACATAAACTTTACAAGGAGTTTAGGATAAAGCATCCTAATGCTTGGCATATATTAATGTATCAAAAAGGTAAGGTTAGATGGGATGGATACATTAAATATGTGAGTGATCATGGTAGTTTTAGAATTGGGCTTTTACCCATGGTATATAATAAATTAAAATCATGGGGGGAAAAGATAGAAATAATTGACCGTAGGCCCCCTTTAAATATTACTCCAGTAATCCCAGATATGTTAGGGGATAAGAATTTATATCCCAGACAGAAAAAAGCTCTAGAAACCCTTTTAAATAATAAAGTTGGTAAAACTCCTTTTTATATTTGTGCAGGAGATTATTCTGTTGGTTTTGGTAAGTCTTTATTATTCTGTGCTATCCACCAAGCTTTTAAAAGAAAAATACCTACTATCCTGTTATTAAATGATTCTGATCTCTTCAAACAGTTTAAAAGAGAGATTCCACCATTATTACCAGGTGAAGATATAGTCTTTGTTCAGGGTGGGAAAATTAATAGATGGGGTAATTTCAATGTGGCAATGGTCCAATCAGTTTCCCAGAATATAAAAAAATATCAGTATGAATTAACCAAGATAGGTATAGTTCTTATTGATGAAGCTGATATTATTGATAATAAAACCTATAAGAATGTTATAGAACATTTATATAATACCCAAGTTAGAATTGGTCTTAGTGGAACCCTATATATGAGTAAGTTGAAAAAAAACTTGGTTCACAATATGAACATAAGGTCTTTTATTGGTGATGCTATAGATTCCATTAAATTAGCCGACCAAATTAAATCAGGTAAAGCTACTCCAGTAGTAGTGAAAATGGTTTATGTATCCGGTAAATCAATATCAGCAGATGATTATCAAGAAGAATATGATAAAAACATAACATATAATATTGCTGCTTATGAAAAAAGTTTCTCTAGAATGCAATATAATGCCAGTTATGGTAGATTCCCAATGCTTATTGTAACCAGGTTTATTGATCATTGTGAAAAGTTATATGAATATTATCAAAAGATGAATCAAAAACTTGGATTAGGTTATAGAATAGCTCATGTTCATCATAAAACTCCAGACAGAGATAAATTATTAAATGATATAAGGGAAGGGAAAATTGATATCCTTATATCAACTACAATTATATCCAGAGGTAAGAATATTCCAACCCTACAATACATTCAGAATACTGCTTCTATGGATTCTAATGAAAAAACCATACAAATTTTAGGTCGTTTAGTAAGGCAACATAATTCTAAGAAAAAGGCCTATCTTGATGATTTAATTTTTCCGGGAATATATTTATTAAGGCATGGTAACCATAGGAAAAATTATTATAAAAAAGAGAATTTAAAAGTCATTTCCATAGGGCATCCCACAGGCAAGCAACTCCCTAAAAATAAACGTCATAGAGAAACTCTAGGAAAAGCTAAATAAATTAAGGGAATCAAAGAGGCTATTAGCTATTAGCTTATATAGCTATGGCCTGATAAAAGATAACAAGCTAAATACTCATATACACTTATCTATCCTAACATGGATATACATTTTTTCCTTCGGAAAAATATCGATTTTACTAAAGTAAAATCTCAAATGCGTACATATACGCGTAATATCCTTCGCTAGAGTTATGATTACCCTAATTGATCAGAAAAACATATTGATTATCGAAAGTTAAATTCTCAACTCATGGCAAAGCAAAAGAAAAACAAGTTAATCAAACTCGAAGATACACCAATTCTCAAAGCTATTGATATCAATTCAATTGGTGACAATGGAGATCCTTGCTTTGGGAAAGAATATGATCTCTCAACTGAAGAATGTAGAAGCTGTGGTGATTCAGAATTATGTTGTATCAAATTTGCAGCATTGATGGGTAAAACCAGAAAGGAATTGGAAGAAGAGAATCATTACAAGGATATGGAGGAATTGGTTGATAAAGTTGCTGCAAAGAAAACTTACAGAGCTCTCAAAAGGAAAGGAGATACCAAGAAAGTTATTCTTGATAAACTTCAAGCTAAGTATGCTATCTCAAGAGAACAAGCTAGATTATTGTACAAAGAATTTTCAGATAAGTAAAAATGAAACAGAAAACTTTCTTAGCTACTTCTTTAGTAGGAATTGTTGCTCTAACAATCTTAGCTTTATCACTTCTATTTCAAGTTGGGTGTAGTACAATAAACTACACTTCAGTTGTTTTAACTAAGCAACAATCCATTGACTCAGCAATGAAGACAATGGTTGAATTTGAACCACCATTTCCAGCTACTTGGGATACTCTATGGGTACAACCTTTCTACATGACCAAGACTTGGTTTATCAAAAACAACAATGGTAAAATCAAGCATCAGTTTACAGTGAATGAATTAGATTCTATTAACGTTCTAATGTATAGGAGGATTAGGTAATGGTAGAGAGACAATTAGACTTAATATTGAGTCAGGGAACTAAAACCCAAACTATAACTAAAGCAGTAGAACTTCCAGAATATTACATGATCCCAATGGGTCAAGTATATGATCAGGGAAGTTCTTCAATGTGTGCAGTATATGCTTTAGCTGATCTAATGGAAAGAGCATATAATGTTAAGAAGAGCTTTGATAGAAAGGAACTTTATAACTTACGTTCCACCAAAGATGGTATGATGTTAAGTGAACTCTTTAGTTTAGCTAAAGAACATGGGTTCACTGGTAAACAAGAAACTTACAAAGTACATGAGTATTTTAGAATCGGTACCAGTAAGGATATCCAAAAAGCTATTGTATCAATGTTCGGTGTAATAATTGGTATACCAGTTTACAACTATGGAGAAAGCTTTTGGTTAGGTGATAAGTTACTAGGATATCATGCAGTACCTTTGGTTGGATATTCTAACAGAGGATTCATAATCAAAAATTCATGGGGAAGTCAATGGGCAAATAATGGTACTACAACTTTACCTTATGAAGAAGTAGAGGGATCAGTAATGGAAGCTTGGACATTTATCTAAAACTAAATACAATGAGTAAGAAACAAACTAAAACTGAAGTAAAAGAAACTCTACAAAGAGTTCTCTTCACAAAAGTAAGAGATGTAAAATCACCTACCAGAGCTAACAAACATGATGCTGGTATTGATTTCTATATTCCAGTGATTGATGAAAAACTCATAAATGATATCAAAGATAAGAATCCAGATTTTAGTGCATACATTATAAAGCTTGGTCAGTTATTCTTAAAACCAGGTCAAAGAATTTTAATTCCTTCCGGAATAAAGGTTTGGATAGAAAATAAACAATCGGCTCTGGTAGCAGCAAATAAATCTGGAATAGCTACTAAAAGAGGTTTAACTTTTACAGCTCAAGTTATTGATGCAGATTATACTGGAGAAATCCACATAGGTTTGCAGAATAACAGCAATAGAATGGTAACTCTCCAGAGTAATGATAAAATAATCCAATTCCTACATACTCCCATCATTATTTCAACTATGGAAGAAGTTACCAGTGATAGCTACAATGATATCCTTGAGTCTAATACAATTGACAGGGGAGAAAACGGGTTTGGTTCAACTGATAAAAAATAACTAAAATGGATAGCAGGGATATCATTGAAGAACCAATTAAAGTAGTTGGTGGTAAGTATTTAGAATGTATGTATTCACTCCAAAAAGAATTATTGGAACAATATATTAAAGTAGAGGGTTTACCTCAATATCCAATAGATGTGAATACAAAGAAGTCTCAGATTATCTTAAAAGATTTTGTGGGACGGGTAATAGAGGAACTTGCAGAAGGATATGAAGCTTTGATTTTAGTAAGTAAGTTAACTGAAAAAAACAAGCTTTGGAAATCTGACTATGAGGAGGAGGAATATATCCAATGTTTGAATCATCTCCAGAATGCAGGAGAAGAAATGGCAGATGCCATGCACTTCATGCTGGAGTTACTAATCTATTCCAATATTCAAGCAAAAGATATTGAAGATTACTTGGATAATTGGTTAAAAGATAAGGTTTCTTTTGGTGTGACTAAGACTTTACCAACCTTAGCTAAAGCTATGCAAGTTGGTTTATCCATATTATACAATGATCCATGTAACATGGTATCAGAACCAAAAGCTATGAATAAAACATATCTTTTGGAAGAGTTTGAAAGTATGGATGAGGATTCTGAAGATCCGAGGTTGATTAACAAGAGAATAGATACCAGATTCCATCAATGTGGTAAGTTTTATAATAAGTTAACCTATTCATCATATAAATACATGATGTGGGATGTTACTTACCATTTAAATATTGCTAGAAATTTCTTAAAGAATAAACCATGGAAGCAATCTCAAATGATGACCAATGAAGGAGCTTATCAGGAAGAGATAGTAAAAGCTTTTATCTTAATGATGGGTTTATTCTTAGCAATGGGAATCAGTCCTGAAAATTTATATTTTCTCTATTTTAAAAAGAATAGAGTTAATAAATTTAGGATTGAATCAAAATATTAATTTATGAAAAGTTTTGTATTTAAAACTGGAGAACAAGCTTGGGCTGGAGTAAACAAAATGTTTATTAACCAAGAACCAGGTTTGTTTGAAGGTGAACAGGGGGCATCTATTACAAATTCCCTTTATACGTATGGTTTAACCATATTGATAGAAGAGGCTAGCTTTGACCCAGAATTTGATTTTGGAAAGATACTGGGATATACACAAAGTAAGTGGAGTGGTCTTCTTAATAATTATCTTGATCTGGATTCTCTTGATCAATTAAAACTCCAGATAAGAGAATTTGAAAAGAACAAGGCTATCAATAGGAATTATCATATTGGATTTAACTTTGCTGATTCACATGGTAATGGCAAGGGATGTTTGATGTCTGGTATGTTCTCCAGGATGATAGGTATTGATAAACCAAGATTAACTATCATTATGAGAGCATCAGATGTAGTAACAAGGTTACCTTGGGATTTACTCCTATCAATACGCATGGGAGAATATGTATATGGTCATACTGAATTTACAGTTGAACTTCTTATACGTTCTGCTTTTGCTGATGATACCAGCTTAATGCTTTTCAATGGGTATGAAGATATATCAGAACTCATAGAAAAGATAAAAGATGAGGATAGGAAGAAAAGGTTAAAGAAAGCTTTACGTAGGGTTAAGAAAGCAGCTAATAACGGTGATGATCCCAAGTATCAAGCCTACATGAGGGTATATAAAATATTTAACCCAGAAAAATATGGTAAAGAAGCTAAATCATTATTAGCTAAAGATTGTATCATAGGAGATTGGGATGGTATACCACTACCAGAAAAATGTCCATCTATTCTGGTAAGAAACCAGATTAAGTCTGCTTATCTTAAATTTATCAAAAAATATGATCTAAAGATGTTTATGGAACCAGATAAGAAAAAGAAATTAATTAAGTTCCAAGAATCTGATGGGTCAATAACTGAATCACCAATAGTAGAAGAGGAAGATAACGAAGAAGAGGAATAATGAAAATAGAACAACAATATTATAATATCCTTTGGCATAAACAACCAAAGGATATTTTACTTGCTATAGAACAAGCGGGTAGAACCTGTTATAAATCAGAGGATAAGATAACAGAAACTTCTGCAACTCCTTTCGTAGAAAGATTAATAGCTTCGGGACATGAATCAGTCCTTGAACACCAATCTTTTTCAGTAAGATTTATAACTGATAGGGGAGTAACTCATGAGTTAGTAAGACATAGATTAGCATCATTTTCTCAAGAAAGTACAAGGTATTGTAACTATTCAAAGGATAAGTTCGGTAATGAGTTAACTTTCATATTACCAACTTTCTTATATGGGTATGGAAGTGATAATCCTTCTTGGGAACATTGGCAAAAAGCTATGGAAGACTCAGAAGATAGGTATTTTGAGTTATTGGAGGATGGCTTAACCCCACAAGATGCTAGATCAGTATTACCTAATTCATTGAAGACTGAGATAGTAGTAACTGCTAATATAAGGGAGTGGAGAACCATTCTAAAACAACGTACTTCAAAGAAAGCTCATCCCCAAATGAGGGATTTGATGACACCATTATTATTTGAGCTTGATACTTGTTTAACCCCACTATTTCATGACATAGTAGATTTAAATTTATAGGTATGAAAAAGGATAATATCAATCACCCAAGTCATTACACTTCTCACCCATCAGGTATAGAATGTATAGATATTGCTGAGCATCATGATTTTTGTATAGGTAATGCTATTAAATACCTTTGGAGAGCTGGACTCAAATCAGAAGATGGAATTTCTAAAAAAGAAAAACAAATAGAAGATTTGAAGAAAGCTATCTGGTATATTAAACGAGAAATAAAACACCTTTCCAATGGGGAGGAATAATATAAAATGGTATTCAGATTCTCTAAGTTTTTGGGAAAAGATAAATGAAGCTTTCCTAATAGCAGATGAGAATCTGAATTTTGTTTGTAAGGGGAGAGCTACTTATCTATATGATTATGTAGTTGGAATTAAGAAACCAAAATTAGATTCAAAATTTGATTTTGGTAGGCACTTCAATTATACTATCTCAAAGTGGAAATCTTTAGTGGCTAATTATATTTCTAGAGAAGAATTAAATAACCTTGCAATAGAAATCCTGGCAGAGGAAAATAAAAACTCTAGAGGGTATGCTTTAGCTTTGCAATTCCAAAACAATCATGGTCATGGAAAGAATTGTTTATTATCAATGGTATTTTCTAGAAGACCCGGGAAAACAAAACCAAATATATGCGTTTTCTTGAGAGCTTCTGAAATAACTAAAAGGTTGATATGTGATCTTTTATTATTTCAAAGGATAGGGGAATATGTATATAAAGATATTGATTTTACCTTGACTATCCATTTTAACCAAATGTTTAATGATGATACAGTATTACTTATGTATCATGCTCACAAAGATATATTAAACTTTGGAATAAAATCAGAGTTAAGGGATAGATTAAAATATCTATTGAAGTGTAATCCTGATGAAATAAAATACAAAGTTCACAAGAGAGCTTTGAAAGTACTAAGACCAGAGATATTTAAATATCCAGTAACTTTAGCTAAAGATTGCAAGCTATAAACAGTGATGTTCTATCAAAATCTATTTGATATTGCAAATTCAAAAAAAAATGAAACGGCCTAAGTTTAAAGCTAAAGTGGATATTGATTGCAGATATAGTAATACTTTAATATATGAAGTATCTGTTACCACTAATGGTCATCAAACTATGTCTTTTCCTCAAATGTCTTTGGATGAGTTAAAAGAATTGAACGAAGTAATCTCTAAATTTTTAAAAGATGAGAATATATAGCAATGCTTATGAGTTAATGTCAGAAACTGGCAGAAACCTATGGGAAATGGGGGCTGAAGTAAAACCCAAGACCTATCAAAATAAAAGTATAGAAGGTATAGATGACTTCATAACAAAAGAACTTATTTGTGAACAATATTGTTTAACTAAGTTACCAGATGAAGATAATCTATTCATACATACTCATTCTAAAGATTGGGCAGAAGCTGAGTTCCAAGAAAGGTTACAAGATAATGTAAATCCGGGAGAAGCTTGGAAACTTCGTAAAGAAATATGGGAACAGTTCTTGGATATCAATGAAGAATTTGATTATACCTATAGTGAGAGGATTAATAATAAAATAGCTACAGTATCTGAGAATACATTGGATGAAGTTATCCAATTACTAATTAATGACCCAGATACCAGAAAAGCAATTATTCCAATATATGGGCTAGAAGATAGTAATTATCTTGATGGTTCTAGAAGAATCCCTTGCTCAATGTACTATGATTTTTTAATTAGGACTAATGCAAAGGGGGAGAAACAATTAAATATTTGTTATCACCAACGATCATCAGATTTCATAGTTCATTTTGGGAATGATGTATTCTTAGCTTGGAAACTCATGGAATATATAGCTATTCAAGTTGGAGTTAATCCAGGGTATTTATATCATACTATAGATTCTTTACATGTTTATCAGAAGGATTGGGTAAAACTAAAAACTTCTCTTAAAGATTTGTAAGGGATTTTAAATCCAACTCTGAACGGGTTGGTAATAGGGTTAGACTTTTTGGATTGATCACCCAATATCTACCAATATATCGGTCTCAGTATTTGATAGAGAAATAGAATAACCCTATTTTTGATCAGTAAGAAACCCATTGAGATAGTAACTATTTGAAATATCACTGCAGGATATATCAGGTAGGCTGGTAGGGAGGGGAACCTATAAATCCCCATTTAGGGGCCTTTAGCTCAGTTGGTTAGAGCAGTGGACTCATAATCCAAAGGTCACAGGTTCAAGCCCTGTAAGGCCCACAATTATGCCAGGATGGTGGAATAGGTAGACACGAGGGACTTAAAATCCCTTAACCATTGAGGTTGTACGGGTTCGATTCCCGTTCCTGGTACTTTTCGGGATGTAGCACAGTCCGGTTAGTGTACCTGCTTTGGGAGCAGGGGGTCGAAGGTTCGAATCCTTTCATCCCGACCAATTTAAATCTATAACTATGAGGATTCTTGAAAAAGGTGAAGACAAAGTTTATATTAAACGTTGTAGTAATTGTAATTCACTAATAGAATTTGAAAGAACAGAAGTTGCATATAATTTCATTTTTAAAAGGTGCGAAGCTAGTTGCCCATTATGTAAACAAAGAATACTACTCTCTTCAAATGATCTTTTACCAAGAAACTCCCAATCATCAATACAAATAGCTGAAGAATGTTTACAAGATACAAAATCATAAGAAGTTTTAAAGAACTAAAACAATTGGTAGAAGCATGTCTCAATACGGGGTATGCTTCTGTCGACTTTGAAACTAATGCAGAGGGGATATATAAGGACACTTTTAAACCCACTATCTTATCAGTATCATTTCAAGTTGGTTCTGGTTGTTCTATTCCTTTACAACATTTTGATGAATCAGTAAAGGAAATACCATGGTTAAAATGGTTACAGTATTTTGGTAGGAGGGTAGTAGAGAATCCCAATATAGTAAAGGTAGCTCAAAACTTCAAGTTTGATAATCAGATATTTGTTAAATATGGTATTTATGTAAGGGGAACTGTAATAGATACTATGTTAGCTAAATATCTGTTAAATGAAGAAAAACCACATGGTTTGAAACCCATGGTAGCTAAGTATTTACCAGAGTTTGCAGACTATGAAAAATATGATAAGTTTGAAACTATACCTTGGGATAAAAAACCATTGGAACCACTAGCAAGGTATGGTTGTATGGATACTGATTTTACCTTGCGATTAGCTTTATTTTTAGAAAAGAAGTTGATAGATAAGGGTTTTTACAATCTATACAGAAATCTTATCATGCCAGCTAGTAAGGTATTACAGGATGCAGAAACTAATGGCTTACCAATAGATTTATCATTTAATGATTTCCTACAAGATAAGTATTCAAAATTGATTCAAGAAACTAATGATAAATTAAGAAGTGTAAGGCAAATAAAACGATATCAAAAATATAGTCTAGAGCAAAGAAAACAAGTTTATATAGATAAACTAACCCAAGAAATAGAGGAACTATCTGGTGATCCCAAAAAAGTAAAAAGTATAAAAAACAGAGAAGATAAGATATCAAGGATTTTAGCTGGGGAATATAAGACTAATGATGAAAAGAAACTTATTGAACCTGTGAATTTCAATTCAACCAAACAAATGGTTGATTTGTTGTATATATCCCCAAAGGGTTTCAAATTCCCAATTGTAGAATATACAAAAGATAAAAGGAATAAACCTACCGATAACCCAAGTACTTCTGAAGATACGCTGATAAAGATATCAGATCAAGATAAAACTGGATTCATTAAATCATTGTTAGATTTAAGAGGCCTGGATAAAATGAATTCAACCTATATAGTTGGATTAAGAGAGTTGGTACAAAGTGATAACAAAGTACACCCTACCTTCTTAATCCACGGTTGTGTATCGGGTAATACTAAATTGATAGGTAAAGAAAATGATATAAGAATAAAGGATATATGTCCTAAAGAAGTGGGAGTACTAAACATAGAAGATAAGAATATATGGATATTATCTCATGAGGGTACCTGGGAACAAGTAACACACACCATAAATAAAGGTAAACAACCACTATATAAAATCACTACTAAATATGGTGATATATTAAGGTGTACAAAGGAACATAAACTTTTAACCCCACGGGGATGGAAGAGGATATCATATATATTCAAGCATAATCTAAATGTGGTGATGTATGATACTTCAAGATTAGATATAACTAAACCAATTGTAGGTAAGAGATATGATGAAATAATATTTAGGGATATACCAGGTTGGGATGGGTATATAGCTTCATCAGAGGGTAAGATATATTCAGTAAAAATTCCAGGTGGAAGAGGCATGTTAGATTATAATCACCCACATGAATTAGTTCCAAGGGAATGGAAACCCGGGAGATTAAGAGTGTATTTGAGAAATAACTCTAAAAAGAAGTATGCTTTCCCAGTGTCTCATTTGGTATGGATGGCTTTTAATAGTAAGTTATATGTACCAGAAAAGATGGTAATAGACCATATAAATTGCAATACTCTTGATAATAGGCCCGAGAATCTGCAATGTATAACCTATTCAGAAAATATAAAGAGGGCTTATAAATATACCAGAACTGCATTTACTAATAACAGTATTAATGGTGCCAGTAAGTTTAATACGCTTACCATTTCTAAAGTACTAGAAGATTACCAAAATGGGCATACCCAAGCAGAAATATGTGAAAGGTATGATATATCCCAAAAACAGGTATCAGGTATAGTTAATGGTCAGAGGAGAAAGGATATATACTTAACAAAGCTGGTATCAATGGAATATGAGGGAGATAAGACCATATATGATTTATCAGTAAATGATAAGCATAGTTATATAACTAGGTCAAATTTTATAAACTCAAATACAACTTCTGGTAGGCTTTCATCAAGAAATCCAAATGGGCAGAATATTCCAAAGGTAATGGTTAATCCAGATATAAAGAAACAATTTATACCACCTTTTGGGAAATTATTCTTAACCTATGACTATTCTCAAGCAGAGCTTCGAATATTAGCTCACTTAGCTAATGAAGAAACTATGTTGGAATGGTTTAGAACTGGTAAAGATATTCACTTGGCATCTGCTTGTAAGAAGTACCATGAAGATTATGATAAGATAATTAAGATATATGAGGATGAACAACACGAATTATATCCTCTGTGGAAAAAGAGAAGAAAACAAGCTAAAACTATCAACTTTGGTATAGTTTATGAACAATCAGCACACAAGTTAGCTGAATCATTATCTACCCCAGGAGAAAAAGTAGAGGACTCAGAAGGACAACAATTCTTGGATGAATACTTCACTACCTTCCCCAAGATAAAGAAATTCATGGATAAACAACATAAGTTCATGGAAAAACATGGATATTGTGTTTCTTTATTTGGTAGGAGAAGAAGATGTCCCAAAGTATACTCTGATAATTTTTCAGAATATTTAGAAGCATTAAGACAATCAACCAATATGCCATGTCAAAGTGCAGCATCAGATATGGCATTATTTGCTTCTATTATAGTATGGGAAAAGGTTAGGAAAGGGGAACTCCCACCTATGAAGGAAGTAAATACAGTACATGACTCTGTATATCAATTCATAGAACCAAAATATATTACTCCAGATACCATCTATAAAGTTTGGGATATATGTCGTAACCCATCCACTAAAAAATATTTTGGATTTGAAATCAAGGATGTGGATATGTCAATGGATTTTACAGTGGGTAGAACTATGGCAGAAGAATTACCTTATATCCCAGGCTATGATTATAATAAAATGTTATCCAAGGATTTTGATATAGATGAGTATTATGCTGAACACAGGAAGGTAAAAAATATACCAATTGAAAAATATCCAAAGAAATTCAAATCTTATTTTGATGAATCATGGAGAAAAAGATAAGCGAAATAAGAGATGATGTTATCTCAGTCAAATATAAGGGAAAGTTAGTTACCATAAATATAACCAAGGAACTTTCTATAGATGAAAATATAATTAATTCCCAGCTTAAAAATATCCCTTCTAGTTATGCTTTTTTATGTTTACTAAGAGATAACTTAATTAAGAAAAGAGATACTCTAGAAAGGGAAAAAAACATTGCTTATAGCAAAGCTTGGTTATTCTATAAAGAATCGGATAATAGATTAAATAATGATACTGCAAATCATAAAGCAATGGTAAACCCTAAATATCTTTCAATAGAAGAGAGATATTTAAAAGCAGTTCATAAAGCTAATAAGTTAATAAGTATATGTAGAGCTTATGAATCAAGAGAAAGAATCATTCAAACTCTATCAGCAAATATTAGAAAACAATCTTAATAATTAAAGTTATGGATTTAAAACTCAATTTACCTTCAAAACAAGTAGCTGAGAAAATCTCTGTATCATTAGTTGGATCACCTACTGAAAATCGGGTTGTAATTGTTTCACCTAAGGAATCAGATAGGAAAACTTCTAGTGGTTTATATGTACCAGATACTGTAAAAGAGGGAGTACCACGTAAGGGGGTAGTGGTTGGATTTGGACCAATCACTGATGAATATATCACCTATAAACGTATGATTAATACAGGGGATATTATTACTTATGGATTATATGCTGGAAAAGAGTTAGAACCCACCTTTACCAATGAAGAAATAGCTAGAGCGTTTAAGGATCATACTTTTACTATTTTATCATTGAATGAGGTTATATATGTTGAACCTAATAATCAATAACATATCATGGTAAAAGTTGTAAAGAAGAAGAAAAAAAGAGTTTTTGAAGATGAAACTCCCAATAAAGTATTAAGTACTAGGGAGAGAATGCTTCAAAGAAAAAAGAAACTTGAAGAACGTAGTAATGGAGGTGGGGGTATTATATATCCTAAGAAAGGTACTTTAAGAGTACGATTAATGGACCAAGGAGAAGATAAAGAACTTGGTTTAGAGATTATCCAATTTTATTTAAATAAAGAAAAGGGTGGTATAATTTCTCCAGCTACTTTTGATGAGCCTTGTCCATTTATGGAAAAGTATCAAGAGTTAAAAGGTTCTGATGATGAAGATGATCAGGAACTTGCAAAGAGATTAGTTCCACGTAGAAGGTATATAGTAGGAGGTACTTGTTACAAAGATGAGAAAGGAAAAGAAGTTGATCCAGATCGTATTTGTAAACCAATTTTAATCCCAAGATCAGTATATCAGGGTATAACAGATTTATATCTTGATGAAGATGACTGGGGGGATATGACTGACCCAGAAGAAGGTTATGATATTAAAATTACCAGAGCTGGTGAGGGTTTGATGGATACTACTTATACTGTAAATCCTTGTCCAGGGAGAAAACCTCTAGACCCAAAGTATAGAAAGGAAATGGATTTAGAGGAAATTATCCGAGGTCAAATGAAAACCTACGATCAATTAGAGGAATTATTAAATGAGTTCTTAGGTAATTCATTTGATGATGACGAAGATGAAGAGGAAGAAAAACCACGTAAAAAATTAACGAAGAAAAAGAAATACAAGGGTGATATCTAATAAGTTGATACCATCTTAACTAAAACTTAGCCAGGGTGGTATTAGTTACTGCTCTGGCTTTTTAATTGTAAAAACAGTATGGCAACAATTATAGGGGAAAAGAAGGTTAAACCAATAACTCCCAAAGTAGAGACTCAAACTCATGATGAAAAATCATTTATGGAGATTATCCAGAGTGAAGAATTTGATTTCTATATCAATGATTATATAGAAAGATATAATTCTAGACCAGCTCCAAAAGAGGGTTGTAGATATATAAGAACTCCATGGGACACGTTAATAGATAGGGGAGAATTTAACCTGGTACCACTAAAGGATCACTTTGTTGATATTGCTCACAAAGCAAGTGATTTACCAGCTTCAATAAGAAGTGCAATTGTTGAATTGTTTACAAATTCAATAAGCAAGGTATTAAAAGATAGAATAATCAAAAAACAAAAAGAAGAACATGGCAAAGAAGAAGGTGGGTCTGAAAGTGCCAACGGCTAATGAGCTGAGCAAAAGATATGGTGATATGATAGTATCAGCTTCTGATACCAAAGAATCTGGATTATGGTTACCATCTACATTCTTTATGCTCAATTATACATTTGGTGGGGGTATTCCTTTTGGAAAGATATTAGAAGTAGCTGGTGAAGAATCATCTGGTAAATCTCTAATTGCATATAACTTTGCATATACCACTCAACAACTTGGTGGTCATGTTATATGGGTAGATGCTGAACAAGCTTGGATGAACTCATGGGCTCAAGAAAATGGAGTTGATCCTAATGGGGTAACTGTTATACGTGATACTCGTATTGAAAATATAGCTGATGCTTTGGCAGATGTAGCTATATATTGGAGATCTCAATTAACCCATAATGAACCTATCTTACTTGTAGTGGATTCAATTGCTGCTATGGACTGTGCAGATAATATTGATTCTAAGATGGTAGATGGAAAGAGTGAGATGGGTGGTAGAGCAAAAGCTTTATATAAATTCTTCCGTATCAGAAGTGAGTTATTCTATAAGTTGGGTATAACTCAAATCTATATCAATCAATTAAGAACTGCTTTAAATGTTGGTTTTGGTAAAGATAATACTTGCCTCCATCATGATACTATGATACCTTTTGTAGGTGGTACTTCTATGAAAATAGGGGATATTATTAAAAATAAGGTGTCTAAAGAAATTTGGAGTTATAATGAAAAGTTAGGTATATTTGAACCCAAACCCATTGAAGGTTGGGTAGTAAAAGAGGAAACGGAGGACTGGTATCAGTTTAAAACCACGGGCCCAGAAACTACTAATGGGTATAATGGTTTTACTTGTACTGGTACTCACCATTGCTTAACTGATCATGGTTGGAAAAAAGCTGAGGATATAACTTTTAAAGATAAATTAATAACCAAACAGCGTAGGGTTATTAATGGTACTCTAAAAGATTTTTTATATGGTACTCTGATAGCTGATTCATCACTTTATTCTGCCCATGGTAATGAGACTACACATCTCATATTTAATAATTCTAAACAACTCAAGTATTTACTATGGAAAGTAGATAAAATATCTAAAGCTTTTCCAATGAGGGCTATCAGTAATCATAAATATATAACCCTTAAGGGATATATTGAGTTAGAAGAGCTACGTAAGAAACTATATAATGGTAACAGGGGCAGGGGTCAAAGAGATCCTTTAAAATTATTAGAACCTAATATTTCAGACCTAACTTTAGCTATGTGGTATATGGATGATGGTCATAAATATAATGATACCACAGTGGGGATAGCTATATCTAAAAATAGAACTAATCTACTAAAGTTATCAGATTATTTTACTCTTAACGGCTTAGATAATTATTACCCTGGAACCGCTAACAGTATACAGAATGGTATAAAATTCACTCCTGAAGGTTCACAGGAACTTATGAAGAGGATACATAAGTATATTATTCCCGAAATGCAGTATAAACTTTTAAACAGGTATAAAGGTTTATATGAAGATTTTGAACTTACCTTTAAAGAAAAATATATTGCTAAAACGGTTGATATTGTTAGTATATCTAAGGGCTGCAACCATTCAAACAGAAGATTCCGTAGACCATATCTTCGTAAAAAATATGATATTACTATCCCGGACAATCACAATTTTTTAGCTGGTTCAGTAGAACAAGGGATAGTTGTTCATAATACAACTACTGGTGGGGCAGCTCTTAAATTCTATTCTTCAATTAGAGCAGCTTTTTATGCCGGTAGAAGTATAACAGTTAAATCCAAAGGTAAAGAACGTAAAGCTGGTAAGTTAGTTACTATACGACTTATTAAGAATAAAGTAGCTCCTCCAAGACCCACCATATCTAAGGTACCTGTATATTTTAATCCCAAATTTCATGAAGTAGGGTTTGATAGGTATTTTGGGTTAGAGGATGTATTTGTAGAAAATGATATCATTGAAAAATCAAGTGGTGGGGTTTACAAATATAAAGATAAGCAACTTTGTAGAGGGGAAGAAAAATTTCAAAAACTTCTGGAAGAAGATGAAACTCTTAGGAGAAAACTTTTAAGAGCAGCTGAGATCAATACTATTGGTCAAACTAAAAAGCAACTTAGTCGTTTAACTGAAAACTTTTACCCAATAGATGGGGATGTAGAATATGAATCATTTGAAGAAGCGGAAGAGGAAGAAGACGAATAGTTCTCTAAGAACCCTATTATTAATAGATGGTTCTAACTTGGCACATAGAGCTTATCAAAAGTTCAAAAATTTGAAGGCTCCTAATGGAAAACCCACTGGACTTATTTATGGGTTTATGAGGTTACTTCAAAGTTATGTGGTAAGATTTGGAACTTCATATGTAATTGTAACTTTTGATACAAGAGAGTCTAAAGAATCCAACTTTAGAGTAGAACTGTTAAAAGATTACAAAAAACATAGGAAAGAGAATAAGATAAACATGGATTACGATGACTTTAACAGACAACTTAGGTTGGTTAAAAGAATGTTAAAGTTATTAAATGTTCCAGTTATCTGGGATGGGGTTGGGTTAGGACATGAAGCTGATGATTATATTGGATACCTAACTTTAACTTACCCTGGAAAAGTAATCATTGTATCATCAGATAAAGACTTTTGTCAACTCCTTGATAAGAGAGTAAAGATTTATAACCCATTCAAAGATTCCATGATACACTATCAAACTTGTAGTGATTATATGGATTACACTGCTGATGAATGTGTAGACTATCTTTGTTTACTTGGGGATAAGTCAGATGATATTCCAGGATATAAAGGAATGGGTCCAGTAAAGATAAGACAATTCTTGGATGAATTTAAATCTATAGAAAACTTCTTATCTAATAAAAAGAATACTTTTAAAGGGATAGATCATGATGGTCTAGAACTTCTTTATGAACGTAATAAGGAATTAATAGATATTAAAGTTGCACTCTCTAGATACCCCATAAAAAAGCTACCATTATTAAAACAAAAGAGGAAGAGTATATATGTTGATAAGTTAAGAGAGATATTTAAGAAACAACAACTTATGTCATTCTTAACTGATGAGTATATGGAACCATTTAAAAAATTAAAAGCATGGGAAAAAGGCCTATTAAAATCCAACTTACTGGATGTAGTGGAGTAGGAAAAACTACGTTAGCTAAATATATTTCACAAGAATATGATATACCATTTGTATCTGGTTCTTATTCTGATTTAGTACCACAAACAAAGAATGAGAAACATGCAGATATGATAACTAAAGATCCAAAATTAATATATGAACAGGATCATCAAGTATTAAACTTGAGACATAAGCAATTAGCAAAACTATATAATTTTGTAACTGATAGATCATATATTGATTCTATAGCTTATTTAATAAATAAGCTATCCATACATATCAAAAGTTGTGATATAGAACATTTTATCACTACTTGTGAAACTCTATTAGAAAGAGAATGTACTCATCTTATATTTATACCATTTACAGTAAAATTTCTCAATGAATGGGAAATAGAGGATAATAATAAGAGGGTACTCAATGGTTATTACCAATTCCAGATATCTCAACTAATCTTTGGTATATTGGGTATGTTTAGTTTCAGACCAAGTAATGTAAAAACTTGGGTGGTTGGAGAGAAAACTGGAACTATAATTCTACCAATGAATGGTAAAAAAATAGAGGTTTTAATATTGGATGAATTAGATTTTAGTAGAAGAACCACCATAGTTAAAAACTTCCTTGGTATATGAAAAAAGTTGTGGGTATAGTATTCTCTGACTTACACATAAACTTATGGAATAAATTTAATCAAGAAAACAAAAGGACCTTGAATCATTTTAGGGTCCTTTTCTTGATTAAATCCCTATGCATGAAGTATGGTTGCCCAGCTCTATTTTGTGGGGACTTATTTCATAAGCCTGAGTATATGGAAAATGAGATGCTAGAAAAGGTAATGAATGTATTTGATGAGCTAGATTGGGATAATTGGAAAATGTATACCATATCTGGTAATCATGATATGAGTAAGTCAAATACAAAGGAAAATCAATCTCCAAGTTGGATAAAAACTTTATCTAGGAGATATGAGTTTTTGGAATGTATAGATTTCAACTCAGCAGTAGTTAATAATGATTTTGCAGTTCATGGGGTACCATATCTTGATCACAATAAGGGTCTCAATGATTATGTGAAGAATATAGAGATAATAAAAGGTAGAAAGGATTTAGATATTCCTAATATCCTATTACTACATACAGATTATCCAGGAGCAAGGGATACTGATGGTATGGAAGTTGGTTCTGTAGAAAATTTAAACGTAAATATAGTTTCAAGATTTGACTTAGTATTGATAGGTCATATCCATAAACCACAAAGATTATCAAAGAAGGTATATATGGTGGGAGCACCATTACAACAAAGAAGAACTGATAAGAATTGTGACCTTGGATACTGGAAATTATATTCTGATATGTCTATGAAGTTTATCCCTTTCGAGGAATTTCCCAGATTCATAGATGTAGAAAAAGAAGAAGATATCAAGGATGATGGTAATTACTATACTTTGATATCTAAACAAGTAGAGGAATTGGATAACACTACCAATAAAATAACTAGAAATCTTTCAAAGAAAAGATTAGTAAGCCGATACCTTAGAAAGAAAGGTATAAAAGACCCCAAAAAGAAATCTTTACTGATTGATATAATAAAGGAGGTAGAAGATGATTGAGTTTAATAGAATATATATAGAGGGGTTTTGTAGTATAACTTCTCTAGAAATGCCTTTAAATACCCAAAAGATAACTATAGTAAGAGGTCCAAATGGATATGGGAAAAGTAACTTCTTATCAGCAATTGTATGGGCTTTATATGGTAAAAACTTAAAGGGTATTTCTGATGTGAATACCTGGAAAAAGTTTAGAACTAAAGATTATAGGGGTACTAAAGTTGAATTATACTTCAAACCAGGAGATGGTAAGATTCATAAGATTATTCGTTGTTTAGAATACAAAGGAGAAGTAGAGGGAGCAAAAGGTAATAATCGCCTAATATATCTAATAGATGCTGAACCCGTGAAAGATAAAACCAAGGTTCAGATACAGGCGCTTATAGATAAAAACCTGGGGATGTCTTATAATCTGTTCATAAATTCCATCATGTTTGGACAGGGTATGAAAAGATTAATCCAAGAATCAGGCAGTGATAAGAAGAATCTATTTGAGGAGATATTTTCTTTAAATTATATAACTAAAGCTAAAAAGATAGCTCAGGACAAGTATTCTCAACTAGATAAAGAATCATTTATAATTCAATCCAAGTTAAATTCTGTTATAGCTATATATCATTCTCAAGTAGAAAGTTATAAAGAAGAACAGGATAGGGCAAGAAAGGCTGAAAAAATATATAACCAGAAAAGATCTTCATTGAAAGAATCCAAATCACTGGCTACAAAGACGTATAGGGATTTGACGGCTAACTATACAGATAACGAAGTTGAAACTATAGATAGTGAAACTTCTAGAATAAAAGAAAAGATACACCTTGCTAATGAAACCTTGAAAAATGCCAAGGGAGTATCTGGAATTTCTCTAAAAGAATTAATCAATCAAGTAATCCAACTCTTAGAAGCTAAAAAATATTCTACAGCTTTATCAGAACTGAGAGAAATAAAAGAATCTTTTGGAATTATAACCGAAAAAACTCAAGAGATACAAAAACTAAATGTTAGTCTTAGCTTATTATATTCAAAAAGGGATGAAAATAGAAGATTAGTTTCTAAGATACAAAAAGCTAAAGATGAAATAGGTTTCTATAAGAAACAGCTTAGAGAATTAAAATTAACTAACATAGATATAGATTCTATAGTTAAAAAATATAACTCTAAGATGGATGAATCTTTGGTTAAGAAAAAAGCTTTAGAATCTCAGTTAAAAAAATTGACAGAAGAAAGGGAGTTATATAAGTGGGCTTATACTGACCCATTTGGAAATAATGGTATAAAAGCGTTCCTATTCGAGTCATCCTTGGGATATTTAAACCAGGTACTAGAATCATATTCTGAAATACTTGGGTTCAATATACAGTTTAAAGTGGATTTAAATTCTACTAAAAAAGATTTTGTTACCCTGATAGTTAAAGATGGAGTAGATGTTATCTATGAAGAACTATCTGGTGGTGAAAAGCAATTATGTAACTTAGCTATGGCTTTTGCTATGAATGAAGTTATGACTGAAGCTAAGGGAGTTAATATAGCTTTTCTTGACGAAGTATTTGAATCATTGAGTTCAGATAATATAGAAGTAGTTATTGGATTGATAAGAAAAGTATACAAAAATAAAACCTTATTTTTGATAACTCATCAGGAATCTCTTCCTATTCCTAATGCGAAAACCTTAACTGTAAAGAAAAACCATGGTTTATCAGAGTATGAATTTCAATAATCACTATTGGTTATAAATTCATAGAATCATGGGTAAAGTAAATTCTAAACAAAAAGGATCAAGGTTTGAACGATCAATATGTAAATTCTTTCAAGATTGGACAGGATATGAGTTTAGTAGAGTTCCAGCATCTGGGGGATTAAGATGGAAAAAAACTGATAATATCACTTCAGATATAACTTGTTCAGATCCTAAACATTCTAGAAGATTTTCATTGAGTGTAGAATGTAAGTCTTATCAGGAAATTAAGTTTGAACACTTATTACTTGGTAATAAATCTTGCAAGATAATGTCTTTTTGGGAACAAGCTTGTAGTGATGCAAAACGGGCAAACAAAGTTCCTATTCTTATAATGAAGTATAATAATATGCCCAAAGATGAAGCCTTCTTTATGGTAGACAAAAAAACGGCAGAGATTATACTCAACCAATTAGATAAACTTGAGAAACCAAGAATGGCTATCCAAATGGACAAGAATCAAGTTTTCTATATATTTATGCTATCTGATATAAAAAATATAAGCTATTCTACTTTTCACAAAGAGATAAGAAAGAGCTTAAAACCAAAGAAGTAATATGAAAGATACTCCCTATATATATTGTATATGTCGAATAGACAGGAAAACTTGGAAATACATAAATGAAGACCTGTCAAGTAGGGGGTATAAAAGAATCAAAGCTTATATCCCTACAGTTCAAATACTTAAGAAAACCAAAGAGGGAAAAAACTACTATGATGAAGTACCATTGTTATTTAACTATGGCTTCATAAAAATGAAATCAGAAAAAGCTTTTGATAGGAACTTTCTAAATAAACTAAAGAAAAACATACCTGGTATATTAAACTGGATGAAGTCTCCAGAAAATCTTTTCCCTAAGAAGAAAAGGGCAAGAATTGATAATGCAGAAGACTTTGATGATTTTTCTATAGTAGCAACTGTTTCTAGAAAACAAATAAGATATTACAAACAAATCTCTAAGAGAAATAATATTTTTTCTCTAGAAAGTATCACAAGCCTTAAAATAGGGGATTATATAACTCTAAGGGGATATCCCTTTGAAGGAATAGGGGCTGTGGTTGATGAGATAAGTTTAGTTACAAAAACTGTTACGGTTACAATATATCCTGGAAAGGGATCAATAACTATCCAATTACCCATGGATAATGTCTTATATTCAGTTTATAATAACTATGACGAGGATAATTTAGAATCTCCTGAAACTGAAATAGATATATCACAAATTCCAGATGGTTCCACAGAAGAACTTTTAAACTCAAAGCAATATTAAGATATGACAGAAAATCAGGAAAAAGCCTGGGATTGTTTAACAGAACAAGAACAGCAATTACTATTCCTGAACCTTTCTCAGGGATTATCATCTAGAGAAGCTGGAAGTATCTTAAAGATATCACATTACAAGCTTCTAGAACATAAAGCAAGAGCTGAAAGGTTATTCAAATTATTTTCAGATTATTTTGAACTTCACCCAGATTTAATAAGACCAGGAGCTCCATTAGCTTCAGTCTTTAAAGATTATCTTTATGGGTCTATGATGAAAAGATTATCCAGGGAAGAATCCTTATTTTACGCAGGGGATTCTTCTTGGTTGTTAAGACCAGTAAATAGAGATCAGATCATAAAGTATATGGGTAAGCTAAAGAAGTCTGAAGATAAGTGGGACAAAGATCTGTATGCTTTAATAATGGAATTTGATAGGTGGAACAACTATAGAATACTCCCAAGAATTTTGCAAGCACCAACCCCATTCAAGAGAAGAAGTACAAAGAAGGATAAGGTATACCTATCCTTTCTTCACAGAATACCAGATTACAAAATAAGAGCAATGGTAGATATATTCTGGAGACACGGTAAACCAGAAAAAAGATATTATTGTTCTTTTATATCAACTATCTTTCCTGATGGTTATACTGTTGTTCCTATTGTAAGGAAGAAACCAGTAATTGAAGAAATAACCAATACTAAGATATATATCTTTGAAGATAGATTTGATGCTGAAGAATTTGGTCTCTTAGTATCTCAGTATTTTATGAATACAGCAGAAATATCTGGGGCTATGAAATTTTGGAAAAGATACAGAGAACTAATTCAAAACGCTATAAATTATAAGGAAATCAATAACATGGACTTTACCTGTGAAAACTTAGAGATGGCTTATAAACTAAAAAGAAAGCCATTGCATCAAAGAGTCAAAGAAAACAGGGAAAGACAAAAGAATATTGGATAGAAATATTTGCATTTTAAAAATTATTCTCTTATATTTGCATTATAAATAATAAAGAAACCCAAAAACTAAAATACTATGGCAAAGAAAAAGAGAGGTCCAAAAATTACAACTGGTAGTAAAGAGAAAATGAACTTGCTATCAGGAGGTTTAGAAAATATGACTTATAGAGATTGCAAGAGAAGAGCAATTTCATTGGGTATGCCATTTCCAGATGCTTGTGCAGCAGATTGGAATAAATTATCTCAATTCATTCTTAGGTCTCCTAATAAACCAGATAATTCTCTTATTGATAAATATGATGATTGGGTTGATAAGATTCTAGAAGAAAGGGGTTATGAAAAGGATGACCCTATGAGAAATTATCAACTTAGACTTGGTTTCATTGGAGAAGAAACAGTTGAGAACCAAAAAAAAGTAAAGAGGGTTAAAGGTTTGGAAAAACCAAAGAAACCCAAAAGAGAAAAAGATGAACTTGGTTTATGGAAAGGAACTAAGAAATCTTATGCTTTTGAATTAACTCTTAAAGGTTATAGCATAGACCGTATTATAAGAAGAGTTATGAAGAAATTTCCTGATGCAAATCCTAAATCAATTCAACAATGGTATCGGGCAGCGTTAAGAAAAAAGAAGTAGATAGAACATTTGAAAAGATCGAAAAAAAGAAGAAAAAGAAAAAACCTTATACTGATATCTACTTCCAAATAGCTCATCAATTATCAAAAAGACTTGACGATAGGATATATCTCAATAAATACTATCCCTGGTGTTATAAAAATTATATACCAACAGTTGCCCTTCAGGGTTGGTATAATAGGAAAGAAGCTAAGCAAATATATAAACTATTTTATGGATCGACTGCTCTTAAACATATACGTTTTATCAAAGGGAGAAATGCAATAGCAAAGAACTTCAGTATAGGTAAAACAGTTTATATAGATGGGAGGTGGAGACCAGTTAAAAATAAGGAATTTACTCCTGTAAGTATCATTTATAAGCGGGAGTTTATCAAAAGGAGAAGAGAAAAAAGCATAACTGGGAGATCAATAATAGAATCTGGGGCAGTTGGTAAAAAGAGAAAAGAAAAAATTCTAATCCAGGAAGTAAAAGCTAAACTCGGGGATTATGGAATATCAAGAATTGTACCAAAAGTTAAGCACAAAAAGAAACTTAGGGTATCGAAGGTTCAAGAGATTATCCAAGAAAGAAAAAATTCTCTTTATGAATAATGATCTAGAGATTGGAATAAAATGCTTAGCACTAAAATATAAGGGTATAACTAAAAAATCTCTAGAAAGGTCTCTAAGATGGGCAAAACGCCATTATAAAAGATATTCTAATTACCTGGTATATGAAAATCATTTTAGGAGGTATGAGCACCGAGAAGTATATCTAGAAAAAGAATTTCTATTCAGGGGATTTATTCCAGAAGACTCATATAAAAAGAAACCTGAATTTAACTATATTATCTCCAATAGAAAAATAAACGGTAAGAGATACATATATCCTAAACCTTTTGGAAGAGATATTTCTATTATTAACCAGGGATATCAAAACATATATGAAGCTATCAATTATATAGGGGTAGAAGGATATACTAAGGTTGATATTAGGTTCACTAAACTCCCAGAAAACAATGGAAATAAGAAAAAACAAAGGAAAAAATAGCCTGTGGGATAATGGTAAACAATATGCTATAGAAGAAACCATTTATATAGCTTCCACTGGTAAACCCAAAGGGGAATCAACTATAACCCCTACAGAGATTTCATCTTCAGATGATTTTCTAAAACTATCTATTGAGATAGGTAAGGAAAACTTTGAATCTAAGGAGATAACTAAAAAGATGGGTTTTCCTTTCTATACCGAAAAAAGAATAGTAACACTATAATCTAACAATTCAAACCCTTTAATTTTAAAATTATGGCACGTAAGAAAAAAGAAGTGAAAAAAGAAGAAGTTTCTCGTAAAGAGATTAATGGTCTGGTATTTGTAACCTATGATGATGGTTCAGTAGAAATTACCATGGCCCCTATTACCCTGACGAAAGAACAGGTAGAGGATATCTTTGGTGAAACTGAGGAGGCAGAAGAAGACGAAGAGGAAGAAGAAACTGAAGAAGAGGATTCTGACGACGATGAAGATACAGATGAAGATGAGGAAGAATCCGAGGATGAAGAGGAAGAAAGTGATGAAAAAGAAGAAGTAGAGATTACTGGTGAAGATTTGGCCGGTATGGACTTCGAAGAACTGGAAGATGTATGCGATGATAATGATCTCGATACTGATCCAGATGACTATGAGGAAGATGATGTAGAAAAGTTCCGGAAAGCTATTGCAAAGGAATTGGGTATTACCCTTCCCAAAGGAAAGAAGGAATCTAAGAAATCAGCTGGTAAAAAGAAAAAATAAAATCAGCTAACTCTATTACTTCATAAGTTCAATAAAAGTTAGTTTTTGGGTTGGATTCCACTGGATCAAGTAGATGACTTTCATAGGTAGGTTGGTTTAACATTTTTTACCCAGTGGAATCTTTTTTTTCTTAAGTACCCACTTTTTAATTAAACATAAAACAAAACTCAATTATGGCAACGAAAAAAGCTGCAAAGAAAGCAGAACCTGCTGCAAAAGGTGATGCTAAAAAGATGGATGAAAAAAAGAAAGCTCGTTTAGAAGCCCGTAAGGAAGCTATCAAGAATCGCCCGGAGGGTCAGCGTACCAACTCTAAACAGTGTGATGTAATTGAAACCACTAAGGGTGTAGTTAAGACGTATGCTATGCCTGTAAAGGGTTTCGGGGTAGTTCTTACCACGGTTGCAGAGGATAAGGATGGCAACGTAGTTTCTACGGCTATCACCACTCTGGCTGGTTACACCGTAAAATCTAAGAAGGGTCATGGAACTCTTAAAGCTGGTGTACCTGGTGTAGGTAAGAAAGGTAAGGGAGCTAAAGAAGAAGTTGATGAGAATGATGAAGAAGATGAGGATGAAGACTAAGTTCTGAAACTCTCTATAGTAATCAAATCATCAATTAAGGGGATTCCTGATAGGGGGTCCCCTATTTTTATATCTAAATATCAGGGAAATGGAAGGGGAAAAAGAGATTATCTATCTTGCTATATGCAATCAGATACAAATTTATTCTTTGTTACTAGAACAAGAGGATTTGGGGGAAGAAGATAGGGGAATGGCAAACTATATAATTCAAATCTCTACCCAAGTTGAAGAAAAACTTAGAGAGGAATTACAAAAGGATAAACCAATATCTAGACCACCATGGAGCAAAATAGAATAAAACAGATCACTATAAGTATATTGGATTGTCTAAAGAGATTGGAATTTCTTGCTGATCAATTCAACAGAAGTACCTCCCCTGGTAAAAGAAATTCTTTAAAGAAGAATATTCAATTTGTAAGAGCAAAAATCACCCATTCTTTCAAGCGAATAGCTAAGCTAGTAGATGGAAATATAATATCAGTCACTTTTTTAGAAGAAAATTCTGGAATCAAGTGGAAAAGATTATACACTAATGTTAGTGTTGAAGATGTAAAGAGTCACCTGAAACTAATATCATACCTCAAAGAAGAAAACATTCAAATCCTAGAAATACAAGAAACTAAAACCAAGAACAGTTTAACTAAACTATCTTAGATTGATTAAAAAATTAATTTGATATGGCACCAAGAAAGAAGAAAGAAAAAGAACATAAGCCTTCTCCTTGGGAATCTAACTATGATCAAATAGTAAAGGATGAACTTGAAGCTAGATTAGAGTTAGTGAGATATTATCGGGAAAACAATCTAAACCCAGATATTAATTATTATGGTGATCCAGTTCATGGACCTATCATTAAAAAGCTTCATCAAAAAACCAGATTGGGAGTAAGAGCTGCAGAAGCTTTAAGAAAACCAAGGAATCTACACCCAAACGTTACTAAGGTAAAAGGCAAACCATTGGAATATGATTATCCAGATGTGGATGGTCAACCAATGTCAAAACTCTTTAAAAAGAGATATAGAAATAAAATGAGGTTAATCCTCAGAGCTGGAGTAAGACCAGAAATAGCTTCTCAAAGGGCAATAGAAAGACTTTCTAAGACAAGGGAAATCTTGAAAGAAAAAGCCAGGATAGAAATGGCTAGAAGAGCAAAAGAAGCTAAGTTAAAACATAAAAGACCAACAAAACCAAACTCGGTAATCATATATAGAAGGGTGAAGAAAAAGAAAAGGAAAGAGAATCTGTGATTTAGTTAGGTTTATGGGGTTTTATTTTTTAGGTGAACTCTTTCCTTTAGACCAGAGACAACAAATCTCTGGTCTTTTTGTATACAGCATAAACCAGTAATTTAACACTTGTTGCATTTAAATTTTATTTTAATATATTTGCATTATAAATAAAAATAAAAGATGAGAGGGCAAATCAAACCACTGTTAAGAACTAACCTAAGTTCAGTTGCTATCCTTAAATTGATTTTAGATATCAATATCCAGGCAATAGAGGAAGTTCAACGGGAAAATGAGGAAAATCCAGGGGATTATGCTAAAACTATTCTAGAATTGGGTGGAACTCTTGCAGATATCCCAAAAGCTGGAAATAGGTGGAAACAAATATTTCTTGAATCAAAAGATAGATTAAATGAAGGAGAACAGATACCCTATGTTCTATCGGATATATATTATAAAAATGTAAGGTGGTTCAATACTTTGAGAAGCACTCTTTATATAATGGAAGAGGATTTATTAATAGCTTCTCAACCTTCAGTTAATGAACTTTGGAATATCTTTTTTGAAATAGAGGAAGATTTACAGGGAAACTTTGTTAGAAAACTTAAAATCCGAGAGACTTATGGAAAGTTCACAGAATTTATTGACAAAGGGGAAGAAGTCATCTAGAATACTTAAGATGAGTTATATTAAGAGTAAAAAGTTATTAACTGTTACTTTTAACAATGGAGCTACTTATGAATATTATGATGTACCAACAGAAGTAATTGATGGTATTACTCAAGCTGATTCATTGGGTAAATATTTTGATAAGAATATCAAAGGAATTTATAACTATAGGAGGGTAGTCAATGGATGATAATATTTTTGGTCTAAGTAAAAAAGAAGCTATGGATTATGTAGTTAATAGGGTTACTAAGGTAATTATAGGATTAACCATAGTTATAGCTACATTCTTACTTTTAAGTGATGAGGAAACTCATACTAAGGTTGGTAATAAATGGAAAAATGCAGATTTCAGTAAACCAGCCAGTGCAGTAAAATCCTTAGACTATGAAACTAATACCGTAACTTATAGAGATTACAGAGGTTTCAAAGGAAAGGTTAAAATCCCAGATGTTCAAAAAATCAATGGGGTGTCTCATGAAGAATTGATTGAAAAAATGGATTTGGATTATAGTGATTTAGTTGATTATTATGGAGCAGAAGGTAGATAATATTCAGAATATACAATTCTCTAAAAAAGAAGAGGCTCTAACTAAACTTATATTTCAATTGGCAGATGTTCTCTATGTATTAATGCAAGAGAATATAAAATCTATGAGAAGTAAAGGTTTGGACTTAAAACATGATACTAAATATCGCTTTAATAGAATTATTGATACTCTTAAGAAAGCTGAAATCGCTTGTAGTAGATTGAGTAGAGATGTTGGAGCTTTAGATGATAATCAAGTGGACCAGTTTTTCATAGATTGTGATAAATTAAGAGAATTGATACTACTTATATCAGACAGGATAATGGGAAATGAAAATAACTATGATGCTATAAAGGGATGTTTAAACCTTTTACCCTCAAATGGGTTATTTGATAATCAAAACTAAAAGATTATGAAAAAGTTAATTACAATGGTATTTACTTTAGTTTTCTTATTGGATGTAAATTCCATAGGAAATCCAGTTAATACTAAGACTGATTATTGGGAGAGTTTCCAAACCCAGCTACAATCGCATGAATGGAATTTATTCTTAAAGGCCCTAATTCAAGTAGAATCTGGAGGTAATTCAAAAGCTATTGGAAAACATAATGATGGTGGGATTTTGCAGATTACACCAATATATGTACAAGAAGTAAATCGATTGTCCAAAAAAAACTATACATTGGATGATCGATTCTCTGTTGATAAATCCCTAGAAATGTTTGCTATCGTTCAGAATCATTATAATCCAAAAAGGGATATTGATAAGGCTATAAAATTACATAATCCAGGAGCAGGAAAAGATTATGCTAATAAGATATATAAAGCTATCAAAGAATTAAAAGATTATGAAAGCTAAGGATATTCTTTATAGTAAAAAAGAAGCTCTAGAAGCTCATAAAAAGTGTTGCCCTTATTGGCATATACAGGAAAAGAGACAACATGAATATGGGTTATCATCTAAACCAGTTATCTGTGGGGCTGGAGAAGAAGAATGCAATGGAAAATGTTGGTATATGAAAACCTTTAGAAAAACCCTAAAAGCTTTAAGAAATGAATAAAGAACTTCAGTTATTAGTTATTACCCAACAGCTTTGGAATGAATTTGTAGAAGCTGGATTTACTCACCCAGATGAAGCAAATGAAGTTAGACATGAGATACATGGTATTCAATCCATTGTAGCAACAAGAATTATGAGAAAACTTGCTCCAGATATATTTCCAACATATGAAACTAATGAAAATGGGGAAACTAAGGTACACCAATTCACACCAGAGGAACACTTAGAAGCTATCAAGTCAATACTCCCTGAAGATTTAAAAGAAAAAATTTGCAAATAGATATTTTTTAATTTATATTTGCATTAAGAAATAAAAACAAATAATAATTAATTAATCACTTTAAAACCTTTTATATTATGAAAACCCAAAAACAAAACGAACAGAACTTCCAGGAAGTAAAGATCGAAAACGAAGCTAAGGTTAATGTTCAACCTAAAGAAGAGGCCAAAGAGACCAAGACTATCAAAGTTAAGAAGGTTAAGAAACCTGAAACTGCAAAAGAAAAGGTAGTCAAGAAAGTTAAGAAACAAGCAGAGGTAAATTTGGTAGAAGAGGTAATTACCAAACGAGAAGTAAAATATATTTACCCTGCAGATTGCCAGGACACTCTTTCAAGAAAGAAACACCGTCAGCAAGTAAGAAATCAACTCAATCGATTGGAATTGGAAATGCTTCGAATTGAAGATAAACAATCCAAAGAGTTCAAGGCAAAGGAAAAAGAATATCTCAAATTCAAAAAGGCAAACGTAAAGTCTGCATAATCTCTCTCATAGCCTAAAGCTGGGTAAGGGGAATTTAAATTCCCCTTACTTTATTACTAACCAATTTAAAGTAGTATGAGAGATTATGTATTTGGGATTATCAAAGAAAGTGATTCTTAAAACAAATAAAGAATTACTAGAGTTACATAAAAGGTGCATAGTCACCTATCTTACTCAAAGATCATTAAAACATAGCAAACAAAAGAAATTTTTTGTAATCTATGATATGTATATCAATGAAAAGAATATCAGAGAATACTTTCATAGACCAATAAAGTTGTTTGTATATGCACTAATCACTGACAGGTTGAACGAAATAACAAATTACTTCCAATGTATTCAGAAAAAGTCAAAACGCTAACCTTAGATAAGGCAAACATTATATTTGGTATCACTCTTAGTGGTAGAATGGATATAGAAATATCCTTAAACTATCTAGTATATGATTGGTTTTACAAATTAGGAAATTCTGGTGTATATGGACCTGACTATGGTTGTTCAGGATACTTTATGCAAAAAAACAAATTCAATAGAGTTAAATTTATTATAAATGATAATGGTACTGATAGGTTATTTGTAACTGGGTTTAAGAAAAATATATCCAATGAAGAGAAAGAAAAGATAAGATTTGAAAACACAAAGTTTATATCTTACTTTGAGGACACTGAATACGGTTATTTATTTCAAATAATTTAAGACTATGAAAACCAAGGATTACATTAAAGAATTTAAACTTGATCTAGAGAATTATGAATTTAATAGGGAAGAGTTTATAAGGGCATTAGGTAAAGAATTTCTAGATAGGCTAGAATTAATCCATATTGCAAGGGTTAATAAAGGTATGGACTTTCCATTTAAGGTATTCCAAGAATTAGTTAAAGAAATGCAGACTAAATTCTGGAATATTTCTAATAAGAAAGTTGGTAAACCTTTTACTCCCGAACTATTTTCAGCTTTCTATGCAAGTGCAGTAATTCCTGCAAGAGAAAAATATTTTCCAGAGGAACATGCAGCTATAGTTGCTAAAAGGGAAAAATACTTGGAAAATAAAGTAGATGAGAATGGTTTAAAAGAAAAGATGAAAAGAATGGGTGATAATTTGGATATTAAGAAAAAGATAAGCCATATTACACAAGACTAAAACCGACTGCCTTATATGCAAAAAACCATAGAAAAATTATTAGAACTTTTAATCAAACACAAAGAAGAGTTCAGTAATTATACATTGAAAGTACACAGGAGTTGCTTAAGCTTAAGGGTTGATGAGGTAGAAAATGATAGTGAACTATTTATTTATATTGGAAGCCTTTTAACTCATTTAAAGTTTGAAAGATGCATTAGGGAAAAGTCCATTGCAACTATGGGTGATAGCATCTTAGTCAACTTGGATTTCTAATAGAAAAAATTAATAGAGGTTAGAACATAGATTTTAACCTCTATTTTTGTATGAATTACTAGAATAAGGCTATATAAGTAATAAATCCGTTAAAATCATGGAAAAGAAAACAATCAGGTTCCCCAGACCCTTAGGGGTTACTCAATTAATGAAAGAGTATAAAACCAGTAAAGACACAACCATTTTAGATAAGATTCAATCATATTATATCCAACAATGGTTAATCTCTAATGGAAATATTTGTGGAAAACATTATTCTATCATGGAATTAAGTAATTTTCTCAAATGTGATGCAGATAGGATAAGAATCCATATGAGAGATCAGATGCTCAATACTAAGATATGGGATAGAGAGCATCAAGAACAATTGATGGATGCTATTATGGGTCAACAATTATCCTGGTTACTTGAAGATAGAATGGAAGTAGCTTCTCAAGTGAATGTCTTAAGGGAATCACAGGGAAATAGATATGCTCCATTTGTTACTTCTGAATTGAACAAGGCATTGGATCTCAAATTAAACACTACTACTAATCTCCAGTCATTACTAAGAAGTCTATCAGGAAGTGGGTCAGTCAATATATTCAACCAATTCAATCAACAAAATAATCAGGGTGGAATATCAGTAGAAGAAGCTATTGAGATAGTAGAACAAGAAAATGCTAAAACCATAGACAAAAGTAAAGAATTACAATATATAGAAGCTACTTATGAGGTAGAAGAATTTCCAGAAGTAGTAGCTACTAAACAACAAGGAGTTGATACTAGTAAAGAGGGTTTAACCCTTAATTCAGGGGAATTAAAACTCATTGCAGATGACTATAAGGGAGTACTCAATAAATTCGAAGAAGATCATCATGAAATAAGAAGAGAAATAGAACTCAAGATAGATAGAGATGCAGATGATCCTGAATTAGAACTCTATCCAGGGTAATATAAATTAACATACTTTCAAAACCATAGGTGGGTAGCTCATTAAACATGCAGTTACCCACTTTTTTTATATTAATATATTTGCATTTTTATAAATTTAGATTTATATTTGTATAAAGAAATAAAAATAAAAACCCAAAACTAAAGATACCATGGAAGAAGTCACAACTAAAACTTGCAAACAATGCAATATTGAAAAACCCATCACTGATTTTCATACAGATAAAAGATCTAGAGATGGTCATAGGGTAATCTGTAAACAATGCGTTAAAGAGAATCTAAATTCAAAGAAAAAAAAACAAATGGAGTTAACTAAAGTTAGAGGTTTTTATCCTGAATTAGCTAATTTTACCCCCGGTCAACTTATCAAAGAGTTGGAATATAGAGGATACTATGGAGAATTGAAAGTATCTCAAATTATAAAGTTAACCCCTAAAAACTAAATATCATGACTGTAAAAGATTTAATTGAAGCCCTGGAAAATATGGATGGTAGTAACCTGGAAGTAAGATTCTGGGACGGTCCAAAAGAATACTTTATTGAAAGTATTGAAAATATACCGGGTACTGATGATGTAAATATTGAAATCAGTGAATATGAAGAAATATAATATAATCTTAGCAAGTATACTCTTAAGTGGGTGTACTTGCTTAGGTATTCAAACCAGGGAATCCATAGTTGAAGATTATGAAATCGAGATTCAAAATATGGATACCAATGCTGAAATAAGTTACTTTGATAATGCAAGGTCTATCTCAAATAGAGTTATAGATGATCAAAGACTTAGAAAATCAGATAAAGCATATTTAGTAAACTATGTATTAATAATGTTAAAATCATTTGAGGATGAGACCAGGTAAAAGACTTACAGCTAGAGAAGCAGCAGAAGATATTTGCTATCTTATCAATAAACTGGGTTGCAATGTAAGAATTAGAACAAAATTTGATTGTTATATTTATCCCCTTGGTTATAAGATGAGTAAAAGTGGGACTACTAGAATACCAGGTAGGAGTGATATTATTCAATCAAATAAAGTAGAACCTTGGTTTATATGCAAAGGAGAGATTGTAGTCTCATTTAATTCCTGTTTTCCATATATTGAAATTCAAGATGTATATGGAAGGTGGCATGGGAATTTTATAGATATATATCATGATAAGGATAATACTCCTACCTTTGATGTAATGGTTAGATGGGAAAAGGATCTAAATGTACTCATGTTATATAAGAAACCAAGTATAGTGCAACCCGGACATTTACATTCATATTGGGACAATTTAGATGGGTCAAGAAAGTTAGGAGTGGTTACTCATATAACTTATGATGATAGTAAAGAAGATCATCTTACTATCCACACATTAGAGTTAGAAAAGGGGGGATATAGTATAGAGAAACATAGTTATAGTAAAAATACTGAACACATAGATTTAGAGAATTACTTTGTATTACTTAAACATAATAATACCCATATTGAATTATGAAGGAGCTCATTGTAAAATCCAAGTTTTCAGGTAAAATCATTATAAATAGTGATTATCTGGAGAAACATATTATTAACCTAAGTATGAAAGGTGGATATCACTATGAAATGTTTGAATATGCCTGGGCTTATTATAAGTTAAAACCCTGGTTATATGATATCTATGGAGAATACCTCCTATTGTATAAACTGCTTAGAAAAGCTTTGGAAAATGATAGGATAACTATCCCTGAATTTATCATTATGCTTAGAGAATCCTTTAGCAACGGTTATACGTTATCTAAGTTATCATGGGTACAATTTCCTACTACACTATGCGATATCTTTGAGGGTGTATATGATAAAATGAGCTATGATGGTTTTTTTAAGGAAAATAATCTTAATGAACATATCATGGCTATGGGATTTAGAAAGCTAGCTATCCAGCTTATGTTTTCAATATGGAATGGTAAACCTATAGGACAAAAAGAAATAAAAATCTGGATAGATGATATAGATTCTCTTATCAGGTATTTATTAGTAAATAATAGGAAAGAAGAGGGTATAAAATACTGGGAAGAGAATACAATAAAACAGATCAACCTGGCCACAATGGAATAATATGTATTAACCGCTAATAATACCCTGTACAATGTATTCAAAAGATAGTATCTATAAGGTTTACAAAAGAGGTATTTCAAAAGAGATTCCAAATAGGGATGAAATATTGAGATACTGGAAAGAAGGATTTGGAGACTTAATTGCAGAGATCTCAATGAAAACCTCTTTAAGGGTTAAGAAATTAAATATGTCGCAGGATTTAACTGGAACAATTACATTTCAAATAGAAAAGATAAGACCAGAACCAGAAATCCCATTGAATAAAGCTATACATTATATTTGCATTAAGATGGATAGACATGGGATTCCAGTTAATAGAAATTCAATTACAAGTACAAATACCACAATTACAATCCCATTCTCATAATTTCTCATAACTTTCATTTGCTTTCTGGGGATAGTTCTTATTGTAAGGATTATCCCCTTTTTCTAGAGCTTTAATTTAATTAAGATAATAAAACTCTTAGCTTGCTAGAATAGAATTTCTAGAAAATACCCAAAAACAGCCAATAAGGCAATACATACTGGATAACCCAAGTATTTAATTTTGCATTTAAATAAAAATTTATTATTTTTGTAATAAAGAAATGCACTAAAAAATTTTAATGCTTTAAAATTGCTTAAAAATAGCAATTAAATGCAAATAAAATTTAGTTATTAATCTTAAAATTTGGAAGTTATGAAAGTAGGGGAATTAAAAAAATTTTTAGAGGGAATTGATGATAATGTAGAAATCCAATTCTTTCATGCAGATACTGGTAAAGAGTTCTATCTTAACAGTCTGTTCCATGATATTAACCCTGAATCAGTAGAAATTGATTTTAATGAATATGTAAGTTTGTAAACTTAAAAGCTAAAGATTATGAACAACTGGGAAGTATATGTCACTGAAACTATCAAAGGTATAATTAATAGATTGGAAATCGAAAGACTCAAAGAATTATCTCATATAGCAGATTATAACCCAGGTGAAAACAGGGAAAAATATCTGGATAATATCATTGGATATATAAAAGATGAGATAGTAGAAAACCAAGGTTATAGCTGGAGAGATATATTCAATGAATATAGATTATTGGATAGTATTTCTAGTAAAGAAGCCAATATAGAATTGATACATAAGCTCAGTAATGATATGATCTATAAGTTTACCAAACATTTGCTCTGCAACGTAATAGAAGGAGAAAATGGAGAACCCACAATTAAAAGCATGTTAAACCGGTTAAATTAAAGATTATGTCAAAGGATATCAAAGCTCTGGATAAACTCACTAAAGTAATACCGGTATTAGCAGCTATCTATTTTATCATCAGAAGTATACTTTAGTAAATAGATTTGCATATGCAATAAGTTTTTATTATATTTGATTAAAATTAAAAAAAAACCAATGAAAGTACCACATTATTCATATCAAATACTCATAATCTTACTTATTGCAGTTGCATATAAAAGGTGTCATAAAGAAAAACCCATAGATTGGACACCAACTTATAAAATGTCTACTCCAATGCCGGATTATTCAACTAAATTCCCCCCTGAATATGATTCTACTTTAAATAAATCAGTATACAATAATCAATCAAATACCACAACTGAACAAGAGGAACTAATTATCAGAGAAAGGATCATAGTTGATAAAAATGGTACAGTCCATCGAATTAAATACATAGAACCATGAAACTAATTAAAATTGATGAAACTCTAATAGAGATCCCAGATCATAATTATACAGAGTTGGTATCACTCCATAAAAAAGCATTTGGTAGCTATGATTCTTATATAGATCTTAGAAAATTAGCCAATATCAGGCAAGAATACTTCAATTACATAGATAAACTGCTTAATATAGGTAAATATCCTAATATTCCAACCTTTAAATCTACATTATGAAAAAGCTTATAGAGTATGATGGTAAAGTATACCAAATAAGTAAAGTTCAATATGATATGCTTATGGATAAACAAAGTAATGTATATATCCCAGGAATTAATGTTCAGGAGAGAATATTAGCTAAGGATAAATACAATGAATATTTATACTTTGTGATTAAATCAGCTAAGCTAATCAAATACCCTAAATTTTACAAAATACCATGAAACGATTAATTAGATTTTTGGTTAAACGTTATTTACCAAATGAAGGTAAATATCTAGAAACTAGAATCCAGGCCTCTAGTAAATTCTATGCTATCCTTCTAATCAAAAAAGAAGATACGGATAATGGAATCAAAGCCTGTTTCTATAAAGCAGAAAGAATCATTGGTGACAATTCTAATAGATAATATTCCAATCCAAATATCCACTGATCAATATAATCAATAAATATTATATTAATCAGGTAACCAACCCATCTAAAGAAACAATCAATAGATTGGAAGAATTAACAAAAGAACATTATATACTTTTAAAGAAATACTACGAAAAGAGTCAAGGTATCAGATTAGCTATAGTTACATTCTTTCAAGCAGTATTTATCTTCTGCATATTGATCACTATCATCAAATTCATCATTGAAAACTAAATAGCCATGGAAGAGATCAAAGAAATCAAACAACAACTTGATATCATTATCAACAAGGTTGTTATCATTATGAATTACACTGAAAAAGAAACAGTATCTTCAAATGCTAATGCTATATCTAATGTAATACCTACTATCCACACTAATCTAAACAAAATAGAATCAAGATTAGAAGAAATCAATAACAGAGTAGAATATATAAATCGAGTTATGAGTCTACTGGAAAAACCCACTAACCTCAATCAACTCAAATACCTATTAAAAGTAATCCAAATAGAATTAGATCAACTATGACACTCTTAGAGAAGATATGTTTATCAATCATATTATTTTATTCTCAATCTTATTTCTAGCTCTAATACTCTACCTAATATTCCACTAAAAAACAAAACTAAAAATGAAAAATCTAGTCCACCTCTTCTTAGCTATACTTTACTACTTAACGATATTCTCATTTGTAATTGTAATCTTATCTATCGGATATCAATTCTTAAAATGGATCTGGGAATAACTCCACCCAAAACAAACAAAAAATCAAAAAAATGATATCAATAATCTTATTCATATACACATTAATACATAACTTATATACTCAATCTATAATCTCCTTGATATTATCCATATCAATATCAGAAGTATATTCTAAATACTAATAAATCATTATATGATATAAATACAATCATTAGGTATCAATCTAATATACAATCATTCAATACACTATCAATACTCATATCTAAATAAGGTCTTCTACCGCAGGTATCCCTGTTTCTCATACTCTGTACCATAGTTCGTTAGTGTTTCTCAGGCTTTTTTACTCTAAAAATTTAGGGCCTTTTTGATAAAGTTAAAATCTCACTTATTGAGCTATATAGATATGTTCGAATATAGAGGAGATAGGAGTTGACATTTTAACAAAAAGTCAAAATCGACAAAAGTCTAGGTTTGTTCTAAGGCCAGATAAAGAAAGTTCACTTTTTACCCATTTTTTCCACAGCCTATATAAAAAGTTGATAAATTTTAGCTCATTTTTGAACAAAGTGTATCAAAACTTATATTGGCTATAGTGTAAACATAGAGTGGACATTTTTACATTTTGTAAAACAGCTCAACAAACAGGGGTTGGACAAGATTGTAATTTATCTAAAAGTTCAAAAAGGCTCATCTACACTATCCTAAACATATTAAAACTAAGTTTTTAACTTTTAAGGACAATATTAAAAATTTATACTTTCAAAACTCTGCCTCAAACATAGGTTTTTCTCGAAATTAAAATTTAAAATTAAACTCTCAAAAACTCATCACTTTTGAGCTTTTTCAATTTTTAAAATTTTTGGGGTTTTAGGGCAATTTAGACCATTGGTAAATTTTAAAATTTTTAGACCAAGGGAAAAAATTTAAACCAATCCAAAATTACCCTTTCTTAGAACCTTTAAAAATGTAGGGTAGGGAAATTATAAACTAAGGGTATAGAATTCTCTAGAGGGGGCTTAAAATTAAAAATAGGCCTATATTTGTATATTTCGCTTGAATGATAATTTGGATTAATTCGCTTAAAATCCATAATCGCTTAAAAACGCTTGAAAACTGAGATTTTATTAAATTTGGATTCAGGTAAATTAAAATAAGACCATTCTAGAGATTTTAAAATCTAAGTAAATAAAATTCTTATAAAGATAAATATAATTTACTAGAGAATACTCTTTGATGCCTTTAAATGTAAATAAAATGCTTGGGGAAAGGGAATAAATATTTTATTGACCATTTAAAGTTAAATTATAGATTAAAGGCCTTAAAACCTATAATCCTGAAATCCACAGGGCCCAACTAATAAGGTATCTACAATATGGAATTTCTAGATCAGGCTAAAGAAAGCCTACACCCTGGCTACAATCGCGGATTTTCATTTGGCGCTAACGTTGGCCTTAGTCTAATATATATAAAATTGATCTAATATGTAGATATACAAGAAATATCTACAAAAATTTTTTATGATTTTTTTTTGAAAAATATTTGGAAAAAACTTTTTTTGTTTTTATCTTTGTAGTACAGAAAAGGAAATAAAAAGTAGTTCAAAAAAATCCTAAAATTTCTACTTAATATTTCTAAAAATAATCTTAAAAAATTTTAGGTATAAAATTATGAAAGCAAACGAAGTTTTGAATTTTGGAAAAGAAATTTTAATTTCTAATTCTAAAAATCGTAAAAGTATTTATAAAAATTCTCTTTTTGAGGATTGCAAAACAGACAAAGAAAAAAAATCTTTACGTATTAAATTACGTAGAAAATTACAAAACTTTTTAGGAACTTTTTTACAGGTAGAAAAAAATCCTACAAAAATAAAAGAACTCCAAAAAGTGTGGAAAGAATATGCAAAAGAAGTTTACAATAATGTAAACGAAATTGTAGATAATAATTCTACACAAGATAATAAAGAACTTGTAAAACGTTTTATTTCCGTAATGAATAAATAAATATAATTATGGAAAACAATATTAAAAGTTTATCGGAATATTTGGAATATATATCCGATAATGCAAAAGAAAAAAATTTGGATATTGAATTAATCCGATATAATTTTAGGATGAACGAAAAAAATAGTTATCATTTTTTAGTTCTCAAAAATAAAAATCCAAATCAAAAGGAAGGTATCAATAAATTTATTGATGAGTTAAATGATGACGGAATAATAATCAAATCAGAAATAAAAAATGATTTTATCTTTATTCAAATTGAAGCGTAACAAAAAATTGTCCCCTATTTTTTAATAGGGGATTTTTTTATTTAGGGACACCGTGTGCCCTTTTCAATAACTCAAGTTTTGATCCCATAGTAATGGGCCTTCCCAACACACAATAAAAATCTATCCAGTCTATCAAACCCAAATAAATATAACACAAGAAAAGGACTACCTCTAGAAAGATAGCCCCATATAAGATTAGGAATTTATTAGTTTATTAAACTTACTCCTCTAGAAAGCTAATTTTATTTTTATATCCCAAATGAGTAGGGGATACAGAGAATACCCCATTCTCTATCTTAGCTTCCAAAGTGAATTCTTTTTTGAACCCATTCACTCTACAAAAGGTATCAACTTCTTTATCTAATTTATTAATGAAGTTATTGATTTTTCTATTAGAGGGATTTGGGTTAGCCTCTAAAAAATCATTGATCTTGGGTAATACAAAAGTTACCCATAACTTGTCTGCAAATTCTTCAATTGTCATGGTAATATGATATTATTTTTATAAAGGGTTAAAGGTTTTCCATCATTGGTAGAAAGATATTTAGTGACTCCTTTATGATACTTGATGATTAGGGATTGCTTACAAGTAACATTGTGGATTTCACAAAATTGTTTCAATAGGTTGTTCATATTCTCTAAAGAATAATCCTTGGATAGGTTAGTCTGGAATTTAATATAATCCATCAACTTATAGACTAACATTATAGAGTTACTCATGGTCATTTAATATTAATCAATCAACCATTTTAAGAGATACCATAGTAATAGTCCTGCTAAAGCTATAATAGTTGCTATGAGATAAAATAAGGAGAAGAAAGTAATGGCATCAATCACTGATCCTACTAGTAACCCTATCAATACCATTACTAACCCGAATATTACAAATCCAGTTAGCCAGGCAATTAAAACTTTAGTCAAGTAATTCATCTTTTTTTAAGGGTTGATTTTAATAATGTCCATAATAATCCAGACATCCAGATAGGAGAAGATAACCAAATACAAAATATGATTAACCATTTTCTCTCTGATTCAAACATTGGATTATTATGGATTAGAGTTATATCTATTAAGAAAGTTAAGATTAATCCAATAGTATAGATAGAAATTAGAAAAGTGATCATATTGATGATAGAAGTGTTATGATAATACAACAAATGATTGCTCTGAATAGGAGTTTACTTAAAGCATCTTCATATAATTTTCCAAACTCATTTTTGAGAGCTTTGTGATAGGATAATATATTAATCCATTGATCACCTATTACTTGAAAATACTTAGTGGCAACTAATGCCTTGAGTTGACTCCAAAAACTAAACATGACTAAGTGTATTTAGTTATTATATTTTTAAGCTTTTTATGGATTTTTAGGATTGATTCCTTTGCTAATCCCTTATCCATCTTTTCCTTTATAATTGATAATTGTCGTGGGATTTGATTTACGGCAAGAAGATAACTATATTCCTCATCATTGAAAGGGGTTACTTTGAATCTGCTATTACCAATTATACTCAAATCCTTAGTGATCTTCATCTGATTATTTAAAGTGTAAATCCCTTTGCTCCTTTCAATTACTTCTGCTTTTTCAAAATGAGCTGGTCCTGTTACCAATACTGGATCTCCAATGTTTAATTTCATATACTTTTCTAGAGTTTGATTAATATTTTGCATAGTTAAAGAGTGCTTTGCAATACCAGTTTGTCTAATTATAAATTTCTTAACCATTATGGCAAACAAAATGACAGTATTAGGAGTAATGTTCTTTGATAATCATATCTCTCCCGGATATTATTTTAGTTATGGTACTCCTATTTTTTATCCCAAATTTTATACGTAATTCCTTATTAGTTACAAGTGGGTGTCTTTTATAAAATCTATATATTCTTAACTTTAATCTAACTGAATACTTACCATTGTTAGTATCTGTACCTCTTTTACCATGGTAAAAATTTTTATTACCAATTGGTGGGTTATTTCTACCGTCAGTTATTGTCTGATGTATATTCATGGATTGGGTTCCCCAGTATAGATTTGATACATGATTATTTGTTCTATTGTTATCTTTATGACATACAATGGGATAATTATGGGGATTTGGAATATATGCTTCTGCTACTAACCTGTGTACTCTTATAGTTTTATCAAAATTAGGTAATCTTACATGTACATACATATAACCATTTTTAACATCCAGTTTACATTTACACCACAAAGGTTTATTGGGTTTATTATATATTAACCCAGTTTTAGAAGTATACTCATTTTTCCTATAAACTTCTCCTGTATCAGTAACATGATACCTTGGTATACAGGGGATATTTTCTACAAAATTCATAGTATATGAAAAAATTTACAGTGTTAGGGATTGCAGCTGCACAAGGTGCTCTCTTATTCCCATTTAAAAGAAGATTAGTTGGTAATATTGAACCAAGAGGAGTATTCCATACTAGAAATGAAGAACAATGGAAACTCAATTTTGGTGATATTCCATTCTTAAAAAGTATTGAAGAATACAAAGGGGTGAATCCAGATATCATAATTGGTTCCCCTTCTTGTGGTCATTCTAGTAATTTTAGTTATTCAAGGAAGAAAACCCTTGGTAAACCACAAGAAGATAAAACTTTGAACCTTTATTTGAATGCTATTGAGCAATTTTTACCCAAGATTTTCCTTTTAGAGAACCTTCCAAAGCTCTTAGATTTGATTCCTTTTGAAGAATGGGAGAAAAAATTATCAAAATATCACTTGATACCCCATTGCCATTCAGTTTTTGAGTTTGGAAATTCTCAAAAATCAAGAAAAAGACTGATATTAGTTGGTATTAGACATGATTCAGGAGTAGATTATCATCATTTTGAGAGATTATTTAAGGTTTCTGAACCATTTTTAGTGAAAGATATCGGTAAAATGATCAATAATGATCTAAATTTCAGAGAGGATGATGATAAAAAACTAGCTATGTATCATTATGCTGATAAATCTAAGTCAACTTTGACTGTAAAACAAGTAAAAAAGCTTTGGAATACTGAATTCAAAGATGAATTTAAATGGCCTATGAAAGGTACTAAGATGAAAACTTTACCTGGAGTATATAGAAATAGACCAAATGCTTATCCTTTGACTCTAAGACCTTCAAATAGACAGTTTAATCCTAATGGATTACCCATGGGAATTGAAGAGTATAAAATCATTATGGGGTTTCCTAGAAATTTTAAAATTTATTTTGATAATTCTAATAAAACTTATTGGCTCAATAAAGCTAGAAATACACTATCTAAAGGATCAGTTTATGAAGTTGGTATATGGTTCAAAAAATGTATTAAAAATCAAAATTAAATTAAAAAGTACTATGCGTACGTACGTATATACACGTATACATGTGTGTAAGGAATTATCCTATAGCTATGCTATAGGATAATTTTACTACTACTAAAGTAGTAGTAAAATCATTAGATGATAATTATTCTTTTAGCCTCCTAAATACTTAGCCTCTTTAGGCTAATAACATTTGGCTAGCAAATATTTATCCAGGCTATTAAGAGCTAATAACATATATGACCTGAATATATCCCTATACCCCCCTATAATCCCCCCTTTCCCCTTTAAACACTCAAAAAACTATGAAATGACTATTGTTCATCAAAACCACAAAACATGAAGACTTGGATACTCTACATACTGATCATTGGACTCGGGATATTATGTGTTTATCAATTCCTGAATCCAAAATCGGAAGTGAAATTCTTGGAATCTTCACCAGATACAGTTTATGTAGATAAGTACTTGAAACCAGATACTGAGTACAAGTATATCCAAGTTCCAAAGTACATAACTCAATACAAAGTTGATTCAGTTTTTGTTGAGAAGGTAGAAGTTAAACATGATACTCTTGAAATCTATCTCAAAGACTCATCAATCCTCAGTATATCTTCTCAATACTTGACTCAATATCCAAACAATGATAAGTTGATTTCACTGTTGTTTGATGATAGGAAGTTGGATATGAATCTGCTAAACACCAAAGGAAACATATACAACAAGCAGTATCCAATCAATCCAAATCTGTATTCATACAACTATGTAAACAATAATCTTACTTTCGAGAGAAAAAAATTCTTTAAAAGATTTTCTCCAACAGCACAAATCACTGTAAGACCCTTCAACAACTTATATGATTTGGATTTTGGATTGAAGTACAATACCAGCAAATTTAATTATGAACTGGGATTCAATTCATTTTATTACCCAAACCTGAAGAAAGGTATAGGGACTGATTTATACCTGAGGTTAAACTATACTTTCTAACATGGCTAAGAAAACAACTCAACAGCAACAATATCTAAGCTCTGAAGAAATAAAGATACTAGCTAAGGTATCAAAAGATATATTCTATTTTTCACATTTCATCTGGGTTATCAACCCGGTGCTTGGTAGGGTTAGATTTGATCTCTATCCTTACCAAAAATCTGTTTTATACAACTTCTTGAAAGAACGATTCAATATCATTCTGAAGTTTAGGCAGGCTGGTATTACGGAGCTTATTTCTATGTATTGTCTCTGGTTGGCAATGTATCATTCCAACAAGAAGATAAACATCATCTCAATCAAAGATACCATTGCTAAGAAGGTTCTGAAAAAGATTAAGTTTATGTACAAGAACCTTCCATGGTATCTTCAAACACCAATCATCAATGGTAGAACTGGAGAATATGGTTCTGCTTCTACCATGGAGTTTTCTAATGGGTCAATAATAGAATCCATCCCAACTTCTGATCAAGCTGGTCGTTCTGAATCTCTTTCATTGTTGGTTATAGATGAAGCTGCTATTGTTCGTTGGGCAGCTCAGATTTGGGCAGCAGCTTTCCCAACCTTGTCAACTGGTGGTTCTGCTATAGTAAACTCTACTCCTTTTGGTGTTGGTGGATTCTATCATAGCACTTGGGTAGATGCTATATCAGGAAGTAACCCATTCAATCCAATACGGTTGTATTGGCAGATGCACCCGGACCGAGACCAGGATTGGTATGATGAGATGGCAACTGCTCTTGGTCCCAAAAGAACTGCCCAAGAGATTGATGGTGACTTCTTATCATCAGGTAATACAGTATTTGATCTGGCTGATATCAAGAGTATAGAAGAAATGCTCACTGAGTACCCACCAATCAAAATGAGACTTGGTGGTCAGTATAGAGAATTTAATGAACCAGATCCAAACACTGATTACTTCATTGGTGCAGACTGTGCTACTGGTCGTGGTACTGACTACTCTTCATTTACTTGTATGTCAAAAGAGGGAGAAGAAGCAGTAGTTTACAAGGGTAAGATTCCACTTGATAAGTATGCTAAACTTCTTGGAGACACGGGGGAGAAATTTAACTATGCTAAGATAGCTCCTGAATCCAATGATATCGGTATGGCCGTTGTTATCAAGCTTCAAGATGAGGGTTACCCAAATCTATACTACTCTACAAAACTTCTCAAGAAAAAAGGAAAATCCAGACCAGAAGAGGAAAAGATACCAGGTTGGTTGACCACTCAGAAGAACCGTTCACTCATAGTTGAAGGTTTGGAAAAAGATATCCGGGAAGATGAAGTAATCATCAAAGATCCTTTCTTTGTACAAGAAGCTTATACTTTTATCTATGACGGTATGGGAAGACCAGTTGCTATGGGTAAACATAGGCAAAATAATTCTGCAGTGGATATAGACTTGGAAGGCCAGGCTTATGCAGATGATGATATCTTTGGAAAAGCTATATGCAACCATATTAGGAAGACTACTAATAGAAACACAGTAATCCTTCCATTGTAACATACAAAATCATTATATTATGTCAATCTTGGACCCAAGAACATGGTTCAGTAGGGGAAAACCCAAAGAATCATTAAAAGCTCCAGAGATAAGAGATGACTCACCAAAAGTGGGTGCAATATCTCCTGGAAGAGTATCAGAACCAGATACTCAAGGAAGTGGATTAGTTTTATCTTTACGGGATTTTACCAATCTGGTGGAATCCTCTTTTCGTAGAGATGTAATACCATTGATTAGGGATTTGTATAAAATCAACCCAGATGTTAGTATAGCTTTACAGGATATGTTCAAGCTAGCTAATACTGGTCATACTATCTCATTCCCTAAGAATACTCCAGAAGAAGCTACTAAAATGAGAGAACACTTGATGGTAGCTTCTAAATCATGGACAAAGTATACGGCCGGCATAGACGGATTGGTAAACAAGTTTACTGTACAATGTCTTACCAGCGGAGCTATATCCATAGAAGCAGTTCCAAACAATAACTTAAATGGTATCTCCACTGTATTATTTATCAACCCAGAACAGATATACTTCAGGAGATTAAATGATGGGGTATACCATCCTTACCAGAAGAATCCCAACCAAGTATTGAGTAAGAAACCAGAGTTCATAAAGTTGAACAATGAGACTTACAAATACCTTGGTATGTATAATGATACTGATGAACCTTATGGGGTACCACCTTTTATGGCTGCTCTTGATTCCTTGAAGGGTCAACATGATATGAGGATAAACTTCAAACATATCATGGAACTGGTTGGTATGGTTGGCTTCTTAGAAGCTAAGATGGAGAAACCTACCATTAATCCGAGTGAGTCAAGAGATGCTTATGCTAGAAGGTTGGAACATATCCTTCGTAAGCTTAAGATGAACTTAAGGGAAGGACTTAAGGACAATATAGTGGTTGGTTTCAAGGATGATCATGAATTTAAACTAAACTCAACCACTAAAGAGATAGGTAATATAGAAAAACCATGGGCAATGAATCAACAATCAGTTGCTAATGGTTTAGGGGTTAATGGTTCTCTCATAGGAGTTCAAAATAATTTAACCGAAGGTGGAACTGGTATATTATTATCAAAAATGATATCCCAGTTAAGAAATATTCAAATGCTGCTGAAATATGCCTTGGAATTTTTATACACTCTAGAATTGCGTCTAGCGGGGTATAATAATAAAGGTGTAGTGGTTACTTTTGGAACTTCAACCATATCTGATGAACTCAAGGTTCAACAGGGGATTGAGTATAAGATTCGTAATCTTGTAAGCCTTTATAATCAGGGTATCATTAGTCAAGAAGAATTTGCATGGTCAATGGGTTATGAAAAACCAGATCAAAAAGAACCAAGGCAAATGGAAGAAACAGAGGGGGTTTCCTCATCTCAAGATTCTGCCAAAAAACAAAAGAGAGAGGCTGATAAAGATACCTCAGATAGAAAGACTAGAGATAAAAATAAGACAATTCCAAAGAGAGCAGACCAAGATTCTAGACCACGATAAATAATTTCAATATTATGCCAAATTTTATAGATACTATGATTTTAAGTGGTGGCCACAGTGTAATGGCAAACCACTTACCAGTAAGTATCCCATTACAATCATTTTCAGAAAACTATTTTAAAGCTACTAAGGTAGATACTGAAAAGTATGGGTTATTTGGAGCTAATACTGATTATAATACTTATTATCCCGATGTAACTAAAGAGGATTTAAATCCCAAGGATAGTGAGTTTATAGAACCAGTATTCCGTTTGTTATCTAACTGTATAGTTGCTAAAGACTATAATCCAACCGCGTTTCCAGAAGAAGTATTAAAAGCTTCTATGAACCTGTTAGTTGGTCAAACGGTAAACTGTGATCATGAAACTGAAATAGGGAATGCTATAGGCTCTATTAAATCAGTTTCTTGGCAAGATTCCTATAAAGCTGATAATGGAGTAGTAATTCCAGGGGGTATCAATGGAGTTCTTAAGATTGATGCAAAAGCTAATCCAAGAATAGCTCGTGGTATACTTATGGATCCACCTTCTATTCATTCTAATTCAGTAACGGTGATGTTTGAGTGGGCTAAATCCCATGATATGTCAGATGCTGAATTTAGTGAAAAATTTAATACCAGATTAGAAGATGGGAGTTTAGTACATAGGGTAGCTAAGAAGATTATAGCTTATAGAGAAACTTCTCTTGTATCCCATGGAGCTGATCCATTTGCTCAGATCATAGCTAATGGTAAAATAAATAATCCTGATTATGCTGGGGCCAGGTATTATTCATATGCCGACGTTCAACCAATGGATCTTGATACCTTGAAAACTAAGATCTCTTACTATGATTTCAAGGGAACAAACCAAATTAGTACGATGTACAATACCAGCAAATTTAATATTGAGGGGAACCAAAACCCACCAAAAAATAATAATATGAACGAAGTTGAAAAATTCCTTGAGCAACTCTTCGGACAGGACATGCTCAGCTTAGCTGAAGGTTCTACTCCAACTGTTGAGCTTGCTCTTTCTCAGATTAAAGATATCATATCTGAGAATCAGAGTCTGTCTGAGGCAAAGACCAAGGCAGAGGGAGAAGTTACCTCTCTGAAAGAAGAGGTAGATTCTTTAAAAGAAACCATTAAGTCAAATGAAAAAATGGTAAGCTTAGGAGAAGCTCATCTTAAAGATGTGAGGGAAGCTACCATTGCTTCTTACAAAAAGACGGTAGATGAAGATAAAGCTGATGCTAATATCTTATCTTTGTTAGAAGCAGACACTACCAATGTAGAAACTTTACTTTCTTTAAAAGCTACCTATGATGCTCAGGTAGAGGAAAAATTCCCTCTCCATTGTGCAGATTGTGGTTCTAAGAATGTAAATCGTGCTTCTAGCATGGCTAACAATGATACTGAAGGTAAACAGCATACTGAAGATACTGCCTACAGTATAGTTGGAATTATGAAAAATATTGCTAAAACCAAATAATAAACATTTACTATGAAATTGAACAATCCACAGCTGATGGCTAAAGTAGGGGTACCTACTCCTCAGACGGTTATTTACAAGAGTGAATCTCATAAGCTCCATCAAGCTTTTGTATTCAAAGCCGGTGACACCATTATCCAGGGTCAGCCGGTAATGTTAAATGCAGATGGTACTATCAGTCCTTATGTTGGTACTGCTAATACTGTATATCTTGGTATTGCTGTTACCAACAGTCAGTTCCCTGCTTATCCTGGTGATGAGGTAACTGTAATGGTATCGGCTTTTGCTGTAGTATATGGAATTTCTACTGCAGCTGTTACTTGTGGTTTTGTAACCCCAAGTGCTCCTGCAGAAGACAGTCAGTATGTAAAGTATACCAATACTGCAGCCAATGCTGCAAGTAATTTTATTGCCATTACCCCAGCCAGTGCAGCTGATGAATTAATCCAGGTTCTCGTAAAATAATTTTTAAACTAATAAATTAGAAAGTAATGAGTACTGTAAATATTGAAAACATGAAGGCAGCTGATTTCCGTAAAGAGTTGCCGCAGATAGTTTCCCAGTTGGATGCTTTCCGTCAGGGTAACAAAGATGAAGTGCCCACGGATATTTCACTGGAAGATTTTGTACAGAATTGTTATGGTCTTTCTCTTAACGATTATTATGATAAACTGGAAGTAAATGTTAAGCGGGATACCATGCACAATATCTTTACGATGCCAGATCAGAGCATTCGTTGGTTGGTTCCTGAAATTATCCGTAGTGCTATCTACCTGGGTATGAAAGAAGCTCCTTTCTATCCAAATATCATAGCTTCTGATCAGGCAATCAATGGGTTAACCGCTATCATGCCTTTTGTTAATCCCTCTGATGCTGCGCCTGCCCGGGTAAATGAGGCTGAAACCATTCCTCTGGGTGATGTAAGCTTTGGACAGAAATCAGTAAACCTCTTCAAAGTAGGTCGTGGTTTTAAGATCACCGATGAAGTTCGTAATTACGTTTCTCTAGATGTGATGGCCATCTTCCTCCGTGACTTTGGTGTTCAGCTTGGTTATGCCTTGGATGGTCTGGCACTTGATGTACTGATCAATGGTAATCAGTCAGATGGTTCTGAGTCTGCCCCAGTAATTGGTGTAGGTGATACTGCTGCTGGTATCCAGTATAAAGACTTACTCCGTATCTGGGTACGTGCTTCTCGTCTTGGCCGTAACTTCAAAACTATGGTTGGTGATGAAGAACAGGCAATTGATATCTTAGATTTACCAGAGTTTAAGAATCGTCAGTCTGGTACTACTATGGCTACCCTGAATCTGAAAACTCCGGTTCCTAATAGTGCTGATTTCTACATTCATCCAGGTGTACCCGATAATGAATTACTGTTGGTAGATCCTCGTGCAGCTTTGATCAAGTTAACTGCTCGTCAGCTGATGCTGGAATCGGAACGAATCGTTTCTAACCAGACTGAAGCTACTTATGCTACCATTACTACTGGTTTCTCTAAGATGTATCAGGATGCTGCTATCCTCTTAGATGGTACTAAGGAATTCAGTGGAAATGGTTTCCCAGCATATATGGAAGTTGATCCTTATATCACTGTAAGTATCGAAAAGTAATTATCTAAACCCCGGGATCAGGAATAATACACCTGGTCTCGGGATTTCTTCATTTAACTAAAAAATTCAACTATGGCTAATATAACAGTACAACTAGGAGAAAATGCTTCAGTTTTTCATGATATGAAAACTGGGTTAACCATTACCAAAGGTCAGGTGGTAGAACTTAACCTTCAGCAGCAGATGAATCCAAAAATAAAAGCTGCCCTTGGTGGTGGTCATCTGGTACGAGTGGTCGGTTTACCCAAAGAAGTACAAGAAGAAGAAATAAAATATAACCCAGAAGAGGACAAAGCTAAGTTTATTGATCTCTTTAATCAGGGGTTAGATATCAAGAAACTGTCAAATAATTTCAATTTAACTCAGCTGAAAGGTATTGCAGAGTTATTTGAAATTGAAGTAGAAGAAGATGATACTAAAGCTTCAATCGTAGAAGCTATAGTTGGTGAACTTGCTCCTGCTGACGAATAAATATTATAAGCCATGGTAGTAGATTTTAATTATGCTACTGTGGGACTTAAGGTCACTTTTGAAAACTTATCTACCGGAGTACCCAGTGATTATACTTATCACTGGGACTTTGGTGATAATACCCAATCTACTCTAAATAATCCTACTCATGAATTTGATAAACCAGGATTTTATAAGGTAATACTTGTAGTTAAAGATCCTGCTTCAAATACTGTTGGTAGTAGTGAACAAAGAGTACCAGTAACTGATAAGGCAAAAACTCATCTGTCAGGTTCAATATATCAACTTATAGATACATATATCCCAGAAAATATATTTGGGGTAGTAACTACAAGTACTAAACGACAATTTATTGAAAAATGGCAGCTGTATTTACAGCCTCTAGTAAATCATTGCATCCCTCTCCAAGAGTATAATAATGAAATGTATTATGAAGCTCTAGAAAACCAATTAATAATGGAGTTGGCAGCTTATGATTTTATGTCAGTTCAAGTTGCTAATATGGTAAAAGCTCAAGCTCAATCTATATTAGAAAATAATACAACTTCAAGTTCTGGTGGGTCTGAACCACCTGATGGGTATCAAGGTGATGTAAAGAAAATCCAAACTGGTCCCACTCAAGTAGAGTATTTCAATCCCAATGAGGATGAATCTGATCTAGCTTCAAATATCATCAAAGCTTTAGGCCCTGGTGGTTTATTAGATATGATGAAAGAGAATCTATGTATGCTAGCTGGTCGTTTGGATATTTATTTACCCATCTGTGAAAGACCAACTAGAGTAGTAGTTCCAAAAGCTGTAAACAAACGTATAAAAGGACCATTATCTGGTCCAGACCCTTTCTCACTCCTCAAATAATATTAAACTATGCCACGAAGAAAGGTCAGTAGAGTTTCAACCACTGGATGGGAACGCTATAAAAAAATCGTAAGAGACTTCATTGATGTTGACTCTGGTAGGCAACCTTTCTTGTGGTTAAGAAAAATTGAGCAGCCTCTTCCTTATGGAGAGGATACTGGAACAGTCTATACACCCATTCAATTGGAAGGACTGTTCCAGTATAATTATATAAAAACATGGCCTCTAGAAGAGTTATCCATATCTGGTGAATTAAATCCAGGGGATACAGTATTATATATTTCTGGAAGGCTTCTAAAAGAAAATGGTTTTCTTAATGAATATGGGTATTGGGATTTTAACTGGTCAGAAGATAGATTTATCTTAAATGGTAAAGTATTAAAACCAGGTGGAGATACCCAGGTAGCACAAGCTAAGGATGAACCATTACTCTTCTTCCTTATTATGCGTAGGGAAGACCCAGAAAAATCGGAAGAAATTTTAGAAACATATACTGGACCAAATGCTATGGTAGTTGGTGATCAGGGTATATGGTTGATAGATTCTTCAAACCAACGAGTAAGAGATTTTTGTAACTTACCACTTAAAGTAAGTGGTAGCCCAGATATACCCATCAAATCAAAAGATGGTACAATAATTGGAAACTTAAAATAACCAAATATATGGCAACCTGTACCTGTGATTGCTGTAATCCAGATACTCCCACTACTCTGAATTACACTACCAAAGAAATCAATCAAATTCTTGTAGATGGGGTTATTAATGCTTCTGTAAGGTATGCCCCAGTGGGACAAAATTATTTACAATTAACTTTAGCTGATGCTCTAGCTTTAGTTCCAGATAAAGAACGTACTACTGTAAGGATATTAACCTTTCTTAATAAAGACACTCAACCAAAACCAGAAGTTTGGATATATTTTGGTACTGATATCCTTACTTGGTCTGATGCTACTAAATGGGTAGAACTTCCAATCCCAGACCCAGGAAAGCTATCTAAATACTTAACTTCTGATATTGTAGATGGTATCCAGGTAGTTGAAAATGCTCCAGGAGTAGAAGATAACATTCTTTACTTTGAATATGAACCTATTCCAGATACAGCAACCTATGGTTTTCAAATAGGTTTTGAAAGTACTCCAAAAGCAGAAGTACCAGTAGTAGCTAATGTTACTTTAAAAACCAAGCTGGATGGACTTTCAGGCGGTGGATTGAATATTCCTGCTTATATATTCCCGGGAGATCCATCAAAATTAGATAGCTTGGCATCTTCAACTCACATAACATCAATACTGGGCACAGCCATTGACTTATTAGATGCCTTTAATAATGGCAGGGTATTTATTAGTAAGACTGTAACTTTTAATGAAGTTCAAGTACCATCTGATATTACCTATAGTTTACTAAAAAGTATAGATCCTGATAATCCTACAATATTCCAGATAATTATGTCTACAGTTGTAAGGGGTCACTATATAGAGATAACCATTGATTTTGAAAACAATGAGTATCAAGCTATAAGCAATACCATTAATGGTATTATAGGTGTAAATAATACGGGTACCACTAATTAAATACAAATAATATGCCAACCGGAAACAATTTTGTTACCATTCCATGGGCTGATGGTACAAATGATAATCTATATATGGATTTCTCTAAGTTAGGAGCTGGAGAACCAATACAACTATCTTCGGATGATAATTCATCCAAAAAGGAAAGAGCTAAAATTTTTGAGTTCAAAGGTAATGTAGTACCCTCTCAATCACAATATCAAGCATCAGCTTTTTTAAAAGTTGTTCAACAAGTAGATGGTTCTATAGTTGCCAGCTTTGATATGTCTGATTCTATTTATAAGTAACTTTTAACTCTCTGAGTTATGGTAAAGAGTAAAACTTCTCCAAATATCATTCTTGCAGCTATAGATTCAAGGGCAACTGGGGAAACTTATCCAGTTGTAGCTACTGTACCATGGAAAGAAGGTGTAGAGAATGATAATTTATACATATTTCAAGATACTACCAAGTTGAATCCCACTTTTTTAATTGGTTCTAATGAACAACTGGATATAAACCCACGTAGTAAAAGCTTTACTCTTGAAGCAGTTAAGATCGGTGTAAGTACTGGTGAGAAAACTTATGCTGATCTTAATGTAACTCAGGAGAAAGCTACCTATGAATATACTTTGGAAATAAAATCTAAATCAGGGGAAATAACTATCCCAGCATCTGGTGGTTCTCTTGAACTTAAAGGGATATTAACTACTTGGAGAAATGGTAGAAAGGTTTCTACTTTAGAAACTCCTTTCACAATGAGTGGTTATGCTCCAGGATTTAGTATATCAGGAAAGACAGTAACTGCAAGCAACAGGGGGACCGTTATAGGTCCTTCTAGAGCAATTAATATAGTTGGGTATACTAATAATACTATTGATGGTTCTACAATCTCTGGATCGGTTATTATAACCCAGGAAGAAAATAAAGTAACTAAAGTAGCACCATCAGTAACTCTATCCTACAACCCTTCAGAAATACCAGCAAAAGGAGGTACTTCTAGTCCAGTAGTGGGTAACATATCTTATGTAACCACTTTTTCCAGTGGTGAAACCTTAAATGACTTACCCACTTCAGAGTATATTGATACTATAACCAAAACTAATACTTTTAAGATTCATACTTCTAATTCTCCATTTTCTATAGATGAGTCTACTGGTGTAGTAACTATAGGTACAAGGGGAACCACTTTGGGTGAAGCCTTAGAAGAAACTATATATTTAACCCACAGAGTTCAAATATCTTATAAAGATAATATCTTTAAACCAACCTACGATTCAATCACTAGAACTGCTGATATAACTCAGCTGGCTAATACAGTAACCTATTCAGATATAAATATTTCTTTATTTGGTGCAGTTGATATCCCAGCATCTGGTGGTCAAGTATCAAGTGGAACTGTTTCTTATTCTCAGGTAGCTTCTTATACTTCTGGGGAATTTGAAAATATAACTACTGGTGCTACCATTACTTATGGTGACCCAGTATCTGCTAATTCAAAGGATATTACAATAAGTAATGCCACTGTAGCTGGTACCCTAGAAGTTACTGTATCACTTAATGGAAAGAGTGCAACTAAAACCACTGATGTATATCAAGAACAAAACAAAGTAACTCAGATCGAGTTATTAGATTCTTGGGCTCATACCTATAGTACTAAAGGAACTGCTGCTAAAAATTCTGTTGGCCCGGATTTAATAACTAGAACTTATAATGTAAGATATACGTTTATTTCTGGAGCTACTTCTACTGATAAACCAGGAACTGAATTCGGTACTTTATCTGATACAGTAAACTATTCTTGGCCTGGTCCACGTGGAAGCTTTACTGGGTTATCAGCTCAATCAGGTAATGTAACTATGAGAAGTCTTGGAACAAGTATTGTTAATGAGACTACTTCTCCACAAGTTACTAGAACTGATAAAGTTACCTGGACTCCTTCTAGTAATTACAGTTATAGAACCCTGGAATCAAATGAAGTCCAAAAACAAGCTCAAGTAACACGAGAAGGTAACTACGTAGTTGATATCCGGTTACCAGAAGATGTATTATCTTTATCCTACAACCCTTTAGAAATACCAGCAAAAGGAGGTACTTCTAGTCCCACTGTTACCCAGCGTAAAGAACCATCAATGATTTATACTTCTGGGACAGAAGGAGAAGCAGGAGTTATCCCAGCTAGTACTTATGGGTCATTCTATACTGAGAGTAACTATGAACTTGGTACTATAAATTCTCAATACTCTACCTGGAAAATAAATGCTATAACTGGGGTATTAACAGTTACTTCTAATAAAACTTCTAGAGTAGATAGGGGTTCTGCAGAATCAAAATACCATAAAAACTTTCGGTGGGTTCCAAGTTTAGTATATAATGGTGGTGGAGCCGATATTACTAGACATGCTACTGCAACAGTCTATCAGCAGGCTAATACCATTGAATCAGAAGAAATCATTATAGATTCTTTTGTATATAATACTGATATACCAGTTCTTGGTGGAAATTCAAGTCCATCACTATCAATACATATTAATCAGTTATATACTTCTGAAGAAGTTAAGAGGGTAAATCCAGATTCTTACACCAGTAAGTATGCTTTTGTGGGAACTGCTCCATCAACTTTTAGTATAAATGCTAATACTGGAGTAGTAAGTGCTACAGAAGCAGAAGTTTCTCAAGAATTAAAAGCTAATGTAAAAGTAGATGTATCAAGTCCAAGTTGGAATGGATCTTCTACTCTAACTAAATCAGCTCAAGCTGAAGTAGCTCAACCAGCTGGTACTGTAATTTATGATACTCCAGTTATTACTATATCATATCCTCAGGTTCCAGCAAAAGGAGGTACTGTATCTCCTACTATACAAGTAACACAAGCTTGGGGTTGGAATGATGACTATGATGAGGGAGTAAACACATTTAATTTAAATACTCTCCCAGCTGGTAGTTATTCATTCACTAACACTACTTCTCCAACTAATGGTAATGTCACCTTAGCTTCAAAGGGTACAACTATATCTGGGGTTACAGTGGGTAAAACAGTAACTTTTACTGTAACTCTTAATGGAAAGAGTGCTAACAAACAAGCTAATGTTAATCAGCAAGCTAACTCAATAGATAGTGTTGCTGTTACGTTTGGATGGCATAATAATACTAATTCAGTAGCTGCAAGTGGTGGTAGTTTAGTGGTAGATGTAGCAGTAAAAAATACATATACTTCTACAAGTACAAATACAGTATATCCTTCTGCTACTGATGCTGGTATTTCTTTAATTGTATCAGGGGTATCTGGAGCTACTGTTTCTAAAGCTACCATAACTGTACCAAATAGAGGTTCAACTGTAGGACCAGCTTTAACTGGTACTGTAACAGGAAATTACAATGGTACAAACTCTGGAAATAGTTTAACTTTTACTCAGGCAGAAAATAAAGTAACTAAAGTTGAAGCTTTAGTTAATAACTCTGCTACTTCTA